GATTTCATATAGTACCTATTTATATGGTAGTTCTTAATTTAACCGGAGCGGAGTAGTGGCCGAAACACGTTTATCTGGGGTTTTAATCAAGACCGGTAGTATTCCCACATCAGCAATTAATAACTTTTCCGCAGAAGTCTCGTCCTCCATACCGCCAGGTGTGGTATCGTCGTCTGCGCAAATTGATGTTCGTAATACCACCGGTATTCAGACGATTGCCACTACGGGGTCAAATACCTTTAGAGGTAATCAAATTGTTACCGGTAGTTTGAACATTACGGGGTCAACCACACAAATTGGTAATAATACATTAGCAGGAAACACACTATTATCGGGAACATTGATAATATCAAGTGCGCTCGGGGTTACCGATCCGTCCGTACATATATACGGCGACCTACAAGAAACAGGATATATACGATTCAATCCTACGACTACAAATATTGATTCAGGTATTAGTGCATCCTACATCTACGTCAGTGGGTCAACCAATGACTTATATTTCACACAAAATGGAAGCGGATTCTTTAACACCACACGGTTACGGTGGTTAGAATCAAATTTATATACGGGTTTGCTAAATGGTGGTGTTATGTCGTCTTCGTTGGGGTCAACGACATTTAGTATCACGTCGGGGTCTGGTCTTATCGTTACACAAAATGCAAGTCTTGCAAATGAACCGTACCCCGCAGTAAAATATGTCGTATGGGGAAATAAGACAAATGTTCCTATCACGTACTCGGGTTCCGCAAAGATTACCTACGTTGGATTAGATAGTAATGGCGATGTGGTACAACAAACCGCCGCGTGGGGGTCAACAAATATCGACCAATGGGATACAGAAATCTTCCTCGGGGTAGTATTGCATTTAAGTGGTAGTGTATCCACTGGGGTGTTTAATTCCCCACAAATTTCCTATGGTGGATTTCAAAAGAATGATGACTTTATTAGAGCATTCGGTCCATTAAAGGTAACGGGGCATACACTAACCGCAAGTGGGTCAAGTTTAGGAATTAATCGAACCGCAGGAACGGCATTCCGTGAGGGCTCAAATTATACAATTAATGCAAACCACCCATCCACGGTTACAGAAGCTGCAACGACGACCTCAAAAATTTATCGGTATTACCTATCCGGATCCACACCAATCATTGATACAGGCGTTAGCGCAGCAGGATATACGGTCATTGACCCAACACAATATGTAAACATTGCTACGGGACAATTAACCACAGTAACAGGAACTAGTCCAGCTACAAATCGCTGGACTGTTCAACGTGTATTCTGGGTTCCAAACTCCCCAACAAGTGCATTTATTGTTTATTACGGTAATGCAGAATATGCCACGCTACTTGACGCACGGAATGGTATTGATACCGAACCGTTCTCGGAAGCACCGAATACGGCACTCAATGCAATATTCTTAGGTTATTTAATCGTTAGAAAAGATTGTACCAATTTAACAGATAGTGCAACGTCAGCAATCGTACAAGGCGGCATTTTTCGTAGTGTGGGTGGTATAGGAGCATCTGGTGTTACCCCAGCATCAACCACACTAGCTTCACTATCTGATGTAGGAATTACAAGTCCTGCTGTGGGTGACTTGTTAGTATATGATGGTGCTATATGGCATAATACCAAGACGCTGAATGGAAATTACATATTGACAGGTAGTTTGACTACGAACGATGGTATTACGTCCGTATCGGTTACCAGTTCTCTGTACGGTACCAGTAGTTGGGCAGTTTCCGCATCACAAGCACTTACTGCCTCGTACGCATTAAATGCGGGTGGCTCTGGATTCCCATTCTCTGGGAGTGCGGTTATTACGGGGTCACTATTAGTATCACAAAGTGGTATCGTAGTTACGGGGTCACTAAACGTTTCCCAAGGTATTACAGGATCATTGTTTGGGACCAGTAGTTTTGCAGTATCTGCTTCTTATGCACAAACTGCATCATTTGCCCTAACTCCACAAGGACCACAAGGCAATCAGGGTCCGCAAGGTAATCAAGGTCCACAGGGCAACCAAGGCCCTCAAGGGAATCAAGGTAATCAAGGTCCACAAGGCAATCAGGGTCCGCAAGGCAATCAAGGACCGCAGGGCAATCAAGGTCCACAAGGCAATCAGGGTCCGCAAGGTAACCAAGGACCAACTGGAAATACAGGTACCACCGGTCCACAGGGTAATCAAGGGCCAACGGGGGTAACGGGGTCACAAGGCAATCAAGGACCACAAGGCAATCAAGGTCCACAAGGTAACCAAGGCCCTCAAGGCAATCAAGGACCAAGTGGACAACAAGGTAATCAAGGTCCGCAGGGACTTGGGGCACAAGGTAATCAAGGTCCAACGGGTCAGCAAGGTAACCAAGGGCCACAAGGCAACCAAGGACCACAGGGTATTGCTGGGCCACAAGGCAATCAAGGTAATCAAGGTCCAACCGGCCCACAAGGAAACCAGGGCCCGCAAGGGAACCAAGGGCCACAAGGGAACCAAGGACCGCAAGGGAACCAAGGCCCTCAGGGCAATCAAGGCCCACAGGGAAACCAGGGTCCGCAAGGCAACCAAGGACCAACCGGACCACAAGGCAATCAAGGCCCACAAGGAAACCAAGGACCAACCGGACCACAAGGTAACCAAGGTCCAACTGGAAATACGGGTACCACTGGTCCGCAAGGTAATCAAGGTCCAATTGGTTCACAAGGCAATCAAGGTCCACAGGGCAATCAAGGACCACAAGGAAACTTAGGTCAGCAAGGCAACCAAGGCCCAACTGGTGGCACGGGTCCACAAGGAAATCAAGGACCGCAAGGACTTGGGGCACAAGGTAATCAAGGTCCAACCGGCCCACAGGGAAACCAGGGTCCAATCGGAAGTACAGGCCCACAAGGTAATCAAGGCCCAACGGGGTCAACTGGAAGCACAGGTCCACAAGGTAATCAAGGCCCGCAAGGGGACCAAGGGCCACAAGGCAACCAAGGACCGCAGGGTAACCTAGGCCCACAAGGAAACCAAGGACCAACTGGACCTCAAGGTAATCAAGGACCAACCGGTGACACGGGTAGTACTGGACCACAAGGGAACCAGGGTCCGTTAGGTCCACAAGGTAATTTAGGTCCACAAGGGAACCAAGGTCCAACCGGAAATACAGGTGGTACCGGTCCACAAGGAAACCAAGGTCCAAGTGGTGCTACTGGTCCACAAGGCAATCAAGGACCGCAAGGATTAGGCCCACAAGGTAATCAAGGTCCAACCGGCGGTACAGGTCCAACCGGACCACAAGGCCGACAAGGCCCACAAGGCAATCAAGGCCCACAAGGCAATCAAGGCCCAACCGGACCACAAGGAAACCAAGGACCAACAGGACCACAAGGAAATTTGGGACCACAAGGGCGCCAAGGCCCACAAGGCAATCAAGGACCAACCGGAAATACAGGTGGCACTGGTCCACAAGGCAATCAAGGACCAACCGGCGGTACAGGCCCAACCGGACCACAAGGTAATCAAGGACCAACCGGCGGTACAGGCCCAACCGGACCGCAAGGCAATCAAGGCCCAACCGGACCAACCGGCGGTGCAGGTCCAACCGGACCACAAGGCCGCCAAGGCCCGCAGGGGAACCAAGGCCCAACCGGAAATACAGGTGGTACTGGTCCACAAGGCAATCAAGGCCCAACCGGACCAACCGGCGGTGCAGGTCCAACCGGACCACAAGGCCGCCAAGGCCCGCAGGGGAACCAAGGTCCAACCGGACCACAAGGTGCAGCTGGTGGATTTACTACAAACTCTAACGCCCAAGTAAACTCTTTAGGCGTTGGCACAGCTGCATCGGGTACGGCTGGTAATATTCGTGCAACTAACGACATTGTTGCCTACTATTCATCAGATGCTAGATTAAAGAAAAATAAGCAAGTTATTGCCAGTGCAATTGAAAAGATTCGTCAATTGGGTGGATATGAGTTTGATTGGATACCGATGGAAGGTATTCACGAAAACTATGGTCACGACATCGGTGTTATCGCTCAAGAAATTGAAAGAGTCATTCCTGAAGTCGTTATCACCAGAGAAAATGGGTATATGGCCGTTCGTTATGAAAAGATTGTCGCCCTATTAATTCAAGCAATCAAGGAATTAGACCTAGAAATTGAAAAATTAAAGAATAAGGACTTGACAACAGACGAGTAAAGGTGTATACTAAATAGGTTACAACGCATAAGGACTATAAATGAGTTATATTACAATAAAAATAAACACACGTATTCATACTGCCATATGAGAATTTCTTATATGTTGGTATGAATACGTTTTGTTTTACACCAATTAAGGAGTTTCTATGAAAGACATTATGAATCATTTTACTAATGTTAACGGTATCTTGTGGTATATGGATTCGCTAGAAGTTAACGGAAGTGCGCTGACATTCAAAGGATGGCTGGCTCACACAGAACAAGCTATCAGCTCGATAACACTTAATAACCAACCAATCCTTACGACCATCGGATTTCGACCAGATGTGGTTAAGGTGTATCCATTTTTAAAGACACCCCACGTTGGCGTCGAAGTAACAATCGATAGAAATCAAATCAAGGATTCCGTAGGACTTATTTTAGCGGACGGGTCAACGGTTCAGAATATTGGTACATTTGAGAAGTGGGCGATATTTTATTCTGGATTTAATCCGATACAAAAGAAAGGGGTCGTAGTCGTCGATAACTTCTACGACAATCCAGATTGGATTCGTTCATTCGCAATGAATAATTTGACATTCGCTGGTTCGGATTATCATCGGGGTAAGCGTAGTGAAGAACGTTTCATTCTAAACGGAACGAAGGAAGCTTTCGAGCGTATCTTAGGTAAAGAAATTATTAATTGGAATGACCCGTCATATGCAAATGGAAAGTTCCAATACTGCACATCAACAGACCCGATTGTATACCACGTTGACACACAAACATACGCTGCGATGGTATACCTCACGCCTGATGCCCCATTAAACTCTGGAACCGCAACGTATCGTAGTAAGATTACGGGAGCAACCCGATTTGACAACTATGATGACAATCCAGAACTGTATGAACGTACATTTAAGGGTCGGTCAAGTCAAATGAATTTCTACGACAATAGTACCTACGAATTAGTTGATAGTATTGCAAACGTGTATAACCGATTGGTAATGTTCGATGCAAAGACGTTACATGCTGCTACTAACTACTTCGGTGATAGTATTGAAACCGCTCGATTCTTCCAACTGTTCTTCTTTGATGTAGCGTGGTAAAATGCAGGTAATTGATTGTGTTATCTTTTCGGACGAGGTTGATTTACTAAAGAAGCGTCTGGCATATTACGATGACAAAGTAGACCAGTTTGTAATATGTGAAGCAGACAAAAACTTTTATGGGGAAGATAGAGAATTGGTATTTCCCACAATTCGTGACGAACTAAAAAATAAAGACAAAATAACATATTTGGTTAATCGTGAGTTTGAACACGTATCAAAAGGGATTGAATATACGTGGCCACAAGGTCCGTGGATAAATGAATGGAAGCTACGAGAACAGCTTAATTCATTTATCGCCGACCAACTGGACGATGATATTATCATTATAAGTGACACGGATGAGTTTTACGACAAGCGGTTCATATATGACCACGGAAAGCCGGTCACGTTTATGATGACAAACAATTACTTTTATGTAAATTACGTAGATAATAAAACGACAATACCAGGCCCGCAATTATTTACTAAGAAGAATTATTATGATTTTGCGGGTACAGAATTTGAATATTATTCGGCACATTTAAATTCTGTTCAAGGGATGAGAAACAGTCCAATGTCGGGATTTAAGAAGATTATTTATGATGCAGCGTGGCATTTCAGTTATTTGGGTGGGTTACCATCTATACGAAAGAAATTAAACAACTTTTCTCATTCTGAGCTAATGCACTATCAAAATCAGCCAGATGAGTATTTCTTAGATAAGATTTCAAAGTTTGAAGATATTTTTGGTAGACCCGTAACGTATGGAATCAAAGATAACTTGACGCAAGAGCTTAAAGAATTATTTAATACGCCAGAGTATTATTATTCAGTATAAGGAGAGCATGGTGTTAAAATTACATTTATTTACTAGATGTACTCGGTTACATAATCTAGAAAAAATTAAACAAACGGTATTTCCAAGCCCATTTGATGTGGTTTGGCATTTGTTATTTGATACTACTACACTTAAGGATATTGATGCGGAGCTGTTAAACCGACTGCAAAATAACCAAACACGGTTTTATTTTCTTAAAAGTAATGGGACTGATTATCTTTATCCGCAAATCAGTACGATAGTGGCGGGGGTTGAAGAAGGATTCGTCTCAATTCTAGATGATGATAACATCCTACACCCAGACTTCTATACTGAATTACTGGAAGCGATTCAACAAAATCCAACCAAGAAAGGATTTGTGTTTGAACAATATGTCGGTGGAAATGATTTTACGGGATTAGAGATTCGTAAGGTAGGCCCAGAACATATGAAGCTCCGTCATATAGATTCTGCCCAATATGCCTTACATACATCTCTGTATAGTCTAAAAACATATGAAGGTGGGTATGATGCGGACGGTCGATTTATTGAACCTTTATATAATCTTGTACCCGATGAGTTTCACTTTATCCACAAGGTACTGTGTTTTTACAACTACTTAACAGCTGTCAAGAAAGCTAGAGTACCAAAGGTATTATATATTGGTCCTGATGAGCCAAAGCTTGAAAGTATAAATTACTTGGGGTACGAAGATGTTAGTTTAGATGTCACGTACGCCAAGGATGATGCACAGTTAAACAATATTTTAATAAACGTCAAACCCGATTCTATTATTACCGTATCGGATGATTATAAAAAGTTTCCAAATCTGTGTTATTCAAATTTAGAAGTACGTAAAAAGTGGATGACTGTTCCTCCAACGCAACAGAATATCGGAGATATCGCATATAATTGTGCGATGAATCAAATGCTTGAACAAAGTAATGAACATTTGATTTCGTACTTTACTCCAATTTATAACACAGGAACTAAGCTAGTCCGAACATACGAATCGTTGAAAGAGCAAACCTATCAAAATTGGGAATGGGTGATGGTTAACGATTCATCCGATGGTGGTAAAACGTTAAAAATCGCAGAGCAAATCGCAGCACAAGACCCCAGAGTTAGAGTATATGATTTTAGAGAAAAGACCAAGGGAATCATTGGGGAATCAAAATATAGAGCTGCGTGTTTGACTCGGGGTAAGTGGCTCGCAGAACTGGACCACGACGACTTATTAACCGACAACTGTTCGATGGATGTGATGAACGCAGCAAATAAGTTTCCCGATGCTGGATTTATTTATAATGATAGCGTCGAAGTAACCGAAGATTGGGTATCGCTTACATATGGGGAAGGATTCTCTCTTGGGTATGGCACGTATAGAAAAGTTAATTATCGGGGATGTAATTGGGATGTTGCTTTAACCTCGAACATCAACCCAAAAACAATTCGTCATATTGTTGGAGTACCGAACCACGTACGAGTATGGCGTCGTGATGTGTACTTCGCCGTCGGTGGTCACAATAGAGACTTGGCTATAGCAGATGATTATGAATTGATTGTACGAACATTTCTACACACTAAATTTGTAAAGATACCAAAGCTCGGATACATTCAGTTTATTTATAATAATCACACGGGTCAGAATACACACGATTTGTCGAGGGCAGATATTCAACGTAGAGTTAGAACAATTATGTATCATTATAATGCTAGGATTGCACAAAGATTCGCAGAACTTGGCGTAGACGATTATCCATATCGAATCAACCCAAATGACCCGTTAAGCGTACCAAGTCGATTTGGAACAGAAGAAAACTTTGTAAATTACATTTACGAGGATTAAAATGTACTCTATCGTTATACCCACGATGTGGAAGCAGCACCTAGGACGATTTAGAGAAGTGCTAGTTGATTTAAATAATAGCAGTTTGGTTAATGAAATTATTTTGATAGATAATGATTCGAATTCTTGCCCAACTGAAATGTTAACGGGTTTAAGTAAATTACAGTATAACAAGCAAATAGAAAATATATATGTAAACCCAGCGTGGAACTTAGGAGTTGATATCTCTACGAGTGAATATGTGATGATTCTAAACGACGATGTATGGTGCAATCCATCGATACCATATATATTAACTGCACATCAATCGCACGCTGATAAAGAAAACGGAATCTACGGATTATCTACGAGTTGCTTTTTATGTGAAGATATGATTACGGATGTCCACAATACGGAAATTCAAGTAGTCAATACAGAAGGTCGAGGTACGGGGTGGGGGTGTTTATTTATGTTTAAGCGAGACAGATGGACGCCTATCCCAAATGAATTAAAAGTCTGGTTTGGTGATGATTTTATAACCAGAGAGTTTACAAAACGTAGTGATGTAGTGTATTCAATTAAAAATGTTTGTGTAACGGAATGGTCGATCACCTCTAGATTACCTGAATTTACCCCGATTACTGAAAACGACAAGGAAATATATTTTTCTAAATATTCTAACTAAGGAGTTATGTATGCAAAACACTTTTATTTTCCCAAAAAAGCACGTAGATTCACAGAACTACTACTGGTTTGACAAAGGGTTTAGTGACCAAGAGCTTGATAAGATTTATCGGGAAGTTGGCGAAATCCCATTCCAAGAAGCAACCACTGCTGGTGGGAATAAGCAAATCCGCTCATCATCTATTAAGTGGGTTCCCCAAACCGAAAAGTGGGAATGGCTATATGATAAGTTGATGCGAATGGCTATCGAAGCTAATGATGTACTTTGGAACTTCGATTTACATACCGCACCAGAAGGAATTCAATACACCGAATACCACGCTTCTGCTGGTGGTCATTATGGATGGCACCAAGACATCGGACCTGGCATGTTATCACTCCGAAAGGTGTCTATTACCGTACAATTAGCTGCTCCAGATGAATATGAAGGCGGTGATTTAGAAATCTGGCAGGGTGGAGATGGTCCACTTCAAGCCCCACGGGGTCGTGGAAATGTGGTTATTTTCCCATCCTATATGATGCACCGGGTTGCCCCAGTCACTAAGGGAACTCGTCGGTCCTTCGTATTGTGGCTTGGTGGTGACCATTATCGGTAAAATTTGTCTATTATTGGTTAAATTAGATATTTATAGTGGTACCTTTCCATAAGAGACATACATGGGTATTTTAGAACGAGTATTGGCCGGGGCGAGTTTTACAAGAAGAACACTTACTATTCCTACATTTTATGCAGGAATAGTAAGTGGGGCTATGGCACCTCGTCCCGGTGGGGCATTTATTTTATTAAATGCAGAATCAAATAAGACCACGCGAATCAGATTATATTCGGACAGTGCTAGTGTCAATATTGATGCTAGTAGAGGGCCTACCGATTTCAATCTCAACGATTCAGTTGCATTAATCTCCGATATTTCTTTAATACAAGGAACTGGTCTAAGCCTTGATTTAAATCCGCCTATTATCGGAAACACGTTTAGTAATGGTGATGTATGGTATCATATTAGTAGTTCATTCGGTCCTACAGCGGTGAACTTAACAGTATATGATTTTGGAGTTGTTGGAGATAGTATCACCGACCGCACTTCATTAATAATAAGTCGGTCATCTATCCCTACTACGGGGTATGGCGTGTCTGGTAGTATTACCACAAAGAAGAGTTTTATAATATTAAGTGGTAGCGCCACAACAGGATCACGGTTAAGACTATATTCAACACGAATTGAAGATGTTCCGTCATCAGAACAAACGCGGTCATTCGATACGGCCTCGTCGGCCGCATCACAATTGATTGCAGACGTTATTTTTGATACTGGAAGTTTTGCATACAAGTTTGTTCCTGTGTTGGAAGCCTACACGTGGGAAGCTGGAAACCTTTCTACTGGAACCGGAACGCTTGGGTATCAATTAGAAAATAGAACGGGTGCTACACAAAATATCACCGCGTCACTCTACATTCTCTCCACAGAAGAATAATATGAGATTTTATCCATTTGGGTCGGGTTCAGCAAATTTACAATCCGTATTAACTGCTTCGTATGCTAGTTATGCAGCAACAGCGAGTGCAGCTATACGAGTTTATACGGCATCGAAAGCTATTACAGGCGTGGCTGGTGTAAATGGTTCTGATGGGATTTGTATATATGTACAAGGACCACAAGGAGCAACCGGTAGTAAAGGACCAACGGGAGCACCCGGTGGTATTTCCGACGCTTTCTAGGATTATTTATGCAATTTTTTCCTCATAATGTACCAATAAGCATTACCAATACCGCGGTAAGTGCAAGCTTAACACAAACGGCACAGTTTTTATATAATTTAGGTACCATAGCAATTAATACCGCGAGTTTGGCACTTAATATTTCTGGGTCTACTGGTGCTAGTGGGTCGAACTATACCAAGACGGGTGCAACGGGTCCACAAGGATCGACCGGCCCATCTGGATATCGTGGAAATAGTGTGTATCTGTTATCTATAGCCAGAAGTACGGGGTCTAATACTGTGTGCTACACCACAGACGCTCTTGGTACCGCTACATTTAATGGGGTAAATTATACTTGTAATTACGGATTTGCACAAACCTATTACGCCAATGCGAGTTCATTAACGAACGGAGTAGTATTATATTATGATTCATCATGTTCATCACTCGCAGTTAACCTATCAAGTTTATCAGACCCAACAAGTAACGCGATATTCAATACCGATGGCGCTGGAACTATCACTCTCACCGGCAACACTTGCGCGAGCAGCATCTAATGTCATATTATTTTCCATTTGGTAATTCAAGTTTAGTGGTAAACACAAACGTTAGTTATTCGATATCTGCGGTTACGGCAAGTAGACCACAATTTGCATCGATTGTTGTTCCAACAGCGTCTTTCGTAACATCAGTCATTAATGCACCAGCAAGTGGTACGACCGGTGTTCACAAATCTGCGTCAGACTGTACAAGTACTTCGCCTGTCGGCGCCCAAGGGGTAACCGGTCAACAAGGTGATATGGGTAGTAGTTATACCGTGTGTCCTCCCGGAACAAAAGAATGTCCTGGATTATTTACTTCATTATCTTTGTTTGTTAACCCAAACAGAGCGTCTGGTTCTCAATTCAGTATCGTATGTATTGAAACTGCTGGGTATGTATACTCAAGCGTAGGATGTCCAGATTATTTACCAACATCATCAAATCCAAACATCCCTGCTATTCCATAACCTTGACAAATATTAAACGGCATTTTAAATTTTATTAAACACCATAGGTAGATATTATGACAGCAACGGTTCCAGTTCCATTGGCATTACGCCATTTAATTGAAAGTAACAACCAATTATTGAAAACGTATCAACAAGAGTTGACCACCAAAGTAGTGGTCGCTAACGAAGAAATGATGCGGCTATTAGGATTAGACGCCAACGATGGGTGGAGATTAGACGTAGATACATTCACATACGTCAAGGTCGAAGATGGTACATCCGTCAGCTGATACCGCAATACTTACGTGGGGAAAATTCAAGGGATATTCGCTTTCGACTGTTTATTATCGAAATCAATCATATCTCCAATGGATGACCACCACGATTGGGATTCCCGAAGTCTGGAAAGAAGCAGCCAAACTGGTATTGGCTGGTGAAGACATTTCCCATTTAAAGATTGCCCGTACCACGCAAACTCCCGCGGTAGAAAAGCCCCAAACATCAACATCAGTTCAAGTCACCGTTACGTTAGTTGATAGTAAAACGGGGGCTGTCGCTATGCCATATAATCCACCCTTGATGGAACGTTTCAAGTACGAAGTAGACGGTCGTAAGTGGAATGGGGAAAATAAAACGTGGGAGTTTCCAGCAGTTCATCTTCCGAAAGTGTTTAAGGTCTTTGGCGAAGAAAATATCCAATGTGATGAGAAAGTCTTGAAGTTACTGGAAAAGCTCAAAGACCGTCGAGAAGATTTAGACGAGATTCGGGTCAAAGAAGATATTGATTTCAGTATCAAGGGGATGCAACTCCAACTCTACCCATATCAGAAAGTCGGTGTCACGTTCGTTGAACGAGCCGACGGCCGGTGTCTGATTGCCGATGCACCTGGGTTGGGTAAGACTGCACAAGCAATTGGATTTGCCCAACACAAGAACCTTAAGACGGTCATCGTTTGCCCACTCTCCGTCGTGGTTAACTGGAAGCGTGAAATCAAGAAGTTTACTGGAAAGGATGCAACCATCTGGGACAGTAAGAGTTACGATGGAAAACTCTCCAATCAGTTCCATATCGTCCACTATGACGCCGTGGGTAAGGTTGTTGGTGACTTACGAAAGCAAGAATTTGAACTACTGGTCTGTGACGAAGCAACCTATCTCAAGAACCGACAAACCATCCGAGCAAAGAGTATTCTGGGTTCGTATAAAGAACGACGTAAATATCCAGGCATCAAAACGAAGTACTGCCTATTCCTTACTGGTACTCCTGTGATGTCTCGTCCAATCGAAGCGTTCGCTTTGTTGAACTTCCCTGACAAAGAACGTTTCAATAATTTCTTCCATTTTACCCAGCGGTACGGGGGATGGAAGGGAGAAGCACCCCGCAATCTCCAAGACCTCCACGACCGCACGAAAGATTTGGTTATTCGTCGCAAGAAGGAACAGATTCTTACTGAACTTCCAGCAAAACAACGAAATGACCTATACGTTGAGTTGACAAAGGACGAACAGAAACAATATAAGGAATTACTACGAGAAGTCTTTGGTCGGTGGAAGGTAGAGAAACCTACCATCGGTCACATGCCGAAACTTCAAAACTTCTTGATTGAAAAGAAGATTCCACGGTTAGTAGAAATGGTGGATGAATTCTTGGATAACGATAAACCGATCCTTATTTTCAGTAATTATATTGCTCCGCTTAAGTTCTTGGCTGAGCAGTATGGGGACAAGGCAGCACTTTTAACGGGTGAGATGAACAGTAAGGAACGTCAAGTCACAATTGACCGATTGACCAAGGGTGAAGCAAAAGTAGGGTTGTTTAGCCTTATGGCGGCAGGTATGGGTATTGACGGACTCCAACATCAGATAGATACCGTGGTATTTTTGAACTGTGATTGGGTTCCAGCAAACCACGAACAAGCTGAGGACAGAACCCACCGTATCGGTCAAAAAGGACAAGTTCAAGTTTATTATATGTTATGTGCCGATACCATCGATGAATATATGCGTGATATCCTCAAAGAGAAACAGCAGGTGGCAGACTTAGTGGTGGATGGGGCGTTAGTCACTCCTGAACGTTCTAAGTCCTATTTTAAGGAATTTGTGAAGAAAATTAATAGTGTTTATAAGCAAGATATTTCCACTCAAAATATAGAAGATTAATATTTATATAGGTGGTAAAACCAAATAGTTTAAGGAGTTATTTATGGCAGAATATAGTTTCCCGACAGAAACGATAGACCTCCCAAGTGGTGGAAAACTCTATCCAGAGGGAAGCCCGTTACGGAGTGGGACCATTGATATCAAGTATATGACCGCTAAGGAAGAAGATATCTTGACTTCAACCAATCTCATTCAGAAAGGCGTGGTAATTGATAAGTTGATGGAAAGTTTGATTGTTACCAAGGGTGTAAAACCCGATGATTTATTGGTCGGGGATTTAAACGCAGTAATGGTTGCGGCTCGTATCCTTGGGTATGGAAAAGACTATCCAATTCAACTATTATGTTCATCTTGTGGTAAGAAGGTTGACCACGTGGTAGACCTTTCAAAATTAGATATGGTTACTCCAGAAAGTGACTCGGCAAACGGCGAACATACGTTTGTATTACCCACTGGAATTAGTATTACCTTTAAGTTATTGACCCGCGGCGATGAAAAAAATATTCAAGCTGAGGTAGAATCCTTAAAGAAAATTAATGGGGCTATTGAAGGTGACACATCGACCCGATTAAAGTACATTATTACCTCAGTCAATGGTAATCGGGACAAGAAAAGTATCAGAGAGTTTGCAGATGCAATGATTCTCCGTGATATTCGGGCACTTCGTGAACAAATGAAAAAGGTTTCGCCTGATGTAGATTTTAATTTAAATATTACGTGTTCTCAATGTGACACTACTACCGCAGCGAGGATGCCCATTGGGGCAACCTTTTTTTGGCCTGACTTCTGAGAACAAGGTTCAAATACATAAAATGTTGTTTACATTAGCATATTATAGTAATGGTGCGTTTAACTTTGAACAAGTCTATAATATGCCGGTTTACTTACGAAACTTCTATATGAAGCAACTAGAAGAAACAAAAGAAAAAGAAGCAGATTTGGTCAAGTCAAACCAACGTAGTAAACCTTCCAAGAGATAATCTATGGCAACCCCAACCCAAGAAGATTTTTCATCATTAAGCAGTGCGATAGCCTCATTAACAGAAGCACTTGGTAAAGGCCAAGAGAATACTGCTGCGGGTACTAAGATATCGCCAGAGTTTAAGAAAAATTTGATTGGACTGGGTACTGAACTATTAAAGGTAGCCGATGCTGGAAGAAAATTCGGTCAAACCATCGGAGTGTCCGCTACTTCAGGAATAGAATTAGAACTTAAGAATCGTGCACAGGCCGTTCGACAAATTATTAGTTTAGAAGCAAATCGCGCAGCGTCACTCAGTCAAATTCAAGCAGTTGAAAAATCTCTAGCAGACACCTTCATTGGTGTACGCGACGGATTTAAATTCAGTGCACAAGGTGCAGCACAACTTGCAAGTAATTTAAAAGGTGGATTCGGGTCAGAATTTGAATTAACTGGTGAATCGCTAAGAGCATTGACTGTTATCGGGGCAACCACCACAGAACAATTTACTGCGTTTCGTCAAGCGACCGGTCGAGCAAGTTTGTCGTCTAATCAACTTGCTACTATTGTTAATAAAAATTCCTTATCATTTTTATTATATGGAAATAGATTTGCCAAGGCAGCAGCAGATGCAGAAAAGATTGGAATCAGTTTGGCATCTATTCAATCAGCTCAAGCGGGATTGGTTACCAATTTAGAAGGAACGATTGATACCGTAGCCCAATTAAATCAATTGGGTGGGCAAATTGATTTTGGCACCTTAACTCGAATTGCAGAACAAGAAGGACCAGATGCGTTACTAGCTTACCTTAGAGCAACAGTTCCATCAGAATTTTTTAAGAGCACCAGCTTCCGTGCTTTGTTTGAACAGTTAGGAGTATCGTCTGAACAATTACTCCGAGCTGGTCAAGTACGTACTACTGCTGATAATTTAGACTCACAGCTAAGCCAACTAGGAACTAACGCTACGGCGACTTCCAAAGCACTAGCGGCGTTGTCTTCCGCAGCTAATGCGGTTAATTCAAGTTTTGGTGGTTTAGCAAAGCAAATAGTGGCTTCTGCGGCAGGTACTGCCATTGGTGGTGGAGCATTAAAAGGTTTAGGAAAGGCATTAGGTGGTACGGTTGCTGCGTTCGCCGCACCGGAAATTGCAGCAGTCGCAGCCACCGCAGCGGTAGGGTACGGTCTATACAGTCTATTCAAGGGAGATGATGTAATCTCTGGGTACGGTGAACGTACCTTGGTAACTCCAACCGGCGCGGTAGCATTGAACAATAATGATACGGTATTGGCAGGAACTCGCTTGATGTCCCAAGGAGCACTGCAACCGGGTGACACCTCAGAGTTGAATAGAAAAGTTGACACATTAATCGCTACATTACAAAACGCAAATACTACGATTAATATTGACGGTACAATGAGAACGGTTCCTCGTATGAGTTTGGTTGGTGTGTACTCACGTAATGAGAGAGCATAATTATGGCATTTACGACATTAGCTGATCGGTTTGCCCAATCGTCGCAAGAAATATACGGGAAGTTCGCTACTCGGCAAACTCCTGATGGGCAACCGTACATCAGTATTCTTCCAGATACCGCTGATTCTCGTAGTAGAATTAAAAGCGATAGCCAATCTGTTCCTGTGGTGTCTACTCAACGTGATGTTACAAGAGTTAGTAGATTTTTAAAATCGTCCGATGGACTTCTTTTTATTGCTAAACAAACGTTGTTGCAAACTGGTAATACGTTCGTCAATACGAAACTATTCAATCCTGCCTCGGTACTATTAAATACTGTTCCGTTCGTGCACGCTCGTCGTCATATTGTAACGTCCGCAATAGTACCAAATCCATCAGGACTACTTCAAAATAGTACTGTGTCGGACACCGCGGGTCGTATTAAAATTATTACCACAGGCGGTCCAACATTACCTTCACTTTCTCTACGGTCATTTGTATCTACACAATTAAAGAAAGCAGCAAATACGATTATCCCATTTCCACAAAATTATTTGACATCTAGACCAGAATATAGAACATTTGGTTATACTGGAGGTACTTTAACACCTAAATCATCCGGTCCAGTTATCGTGGACCCCCAGCCATTAAGTTCACGTGGATTGCCAAGATTATCTACCACGGCTACGGTTAAAAGTATTGTACAAAAGAAAGTAACTACTACGCTTACTGGGTTAGCAACCAGTGTAATACGTAAATTGGGCGGTCGTATACAAGTTCCGGCGGCATTGAAGGAACCAGAAAAGATTCCAGATTTTGTTAGAGCAGCGGAACAGTTTAGAGACAATCAACTAAAAAGAACTAAAGATAGATTTAATAGTAAGTTCTTTGCCGAAAAGCAATTTTATCAACAAAACATAGCTACCTCGGTGGTAGAAACCAGTGGTATAAATCCTGTAATTAATGGAAGTGCTGGCTCAGTCCTTGACCCATTGAATATTGGATTGGATGGTTCTGCTGATGCGGGGACGGAACAAGGAAAAACTGATAGAATAGGGTACGGTGGTATAAACACCAAGCACGAAGGTAAAGGCGTTGACATTATAAGATTCGTATTCACAGACAGTAACGATAATAATGTACAGTTCAGAGCATTTATTTCTCAATTAAAAGAATCAACAAAGACTGAATTCAATGAACAACGATACGTTGGTCGTACTGAACGATTTGTAACGTATGGAGGTGCAAAGCGGTCAGTAAGTATGAATTTTAATATCGCTGCGTTCTCACAAAAAGAATTAATTAATGCATGGACAAAGGTAAACTTTCTTACGGGATTGGCGTTCCCAGCAGATGTATCCGAAAGTGGATTTATGGTTCCTCCATTATTTAAGATTACCGTGGGTGGTATTTATGATAATCAACCGTGTTACATCGAAACACTAGATTTTGATTTTATAGATGAAAATATTACATTTGACGTTGATAGAGAAGTATCACAAACTATTAATGTAACTATGACAATATCGCTACTCGAAAAACGTAGTAAGTTCTATAATAGTCCATTCTACAAGATTACAGAAGATTTACCAGCATATTATTCAGCAAGACTAGCATCAACTGTGCCGATTAGATCTAATAATGTAGTTGATGCCGCGGTAAAGGAAGCCGCACGTAGAGGAGTTACAAGAGTAGAATTATCACTCCGAGACAGAGTTCGATTTGCGACCTCAGCTGTTGTAAGCGGGAACCTCCGTGCACCAGAAAGTGTTCTCCGTATACCGGCTCCTAGACAAATTCCGTTACCTAATAACACTGAAGTGCAGAAGATAAAGTCTGCACTCAGACAATATGAGAGAACCGAGACAGATGCTAATTTTGTGCGTATTGCGGCAGCTGCATTTTGTCAAGACGCTGGGGAAGATAAAGACGCATGTATAAACAATTATTTGTCTGGAGGAAACTAAAATGGATAGATACGTTAAACCGCTATCGGTTGACTCCTCAAAGAAAATTCCGTATTATACCACGGAATTGACCAAAGCTATTCCTTTAGAAGATATTCCATTTTATTATATCGTCCAAGAAGGTGATAGACTTGATAGTATCTCTAATAGATTTTACAAAACACCTGATAACTGGTGGGTCATCGCTAAAGCAAATTTGTTAGTAAATGGAAGCTTAGCGGTACAGCCAGGAACTAGTTTATTTATTCCAAATATTTAATATGTCAACTATAACTGATGCACCTTGGAGTGCCGCGTTTATATCTTGGGTTCTTAAGCAAGCTATAGCAAGAACTTCAGGATTAGCCTTTCCACAAAATAAAACTGCACATACCGAATACGCACAAGAAATTCGAACTAATAGAGCGTATCCGTTTGATGTACTCAATCCAATAATACCCGCTGGTCAGAGTGGGCAAGGACGATTTATAGAGTTAGTTGACGGAGATATCATCGTTTTTAATAGAGCGGACCCCACGACGGGACAATGGAATACATTAACTTACACCAGTAACCCATGGTCTGGCGTTTCTCACGGTGATATTATTACCGGCCGACCATTATTTAGATCAGCGACAAGTAACGCTCTATACACAGGTATTGGTGGAAATTTAGGAACAAAAACCAGTTCCGGTAAAGTTACACAAAGAAATATAACAGAGAGTGATTTACAACGGGCATTTGTTGTACTTAGAGCAAAGAGCAGACAACATCGGTCAATTATAAAAGAAATTGCTGTAAATGAAGCCCGATATTGGGATTCAACGGATGGAAAAGCTAGGTGGGATGATGAAAACCAAGAAGGAGCTCGACAACGAGTAAATGAATATTGGCTATCCGTAGGAATCAATTGGATTCCTTCCCAAGAAGAGGTAATGGTTACTGCACTTTCAAACGCGCCAGAGTTTGGTAATTCAGCGATTACTCCGTTTATTGGGTCACTGGAATCATTTCATCCAAAAATTCAATATGAGTTAACACGACGGAGAGTAGCGGCTGAAACAGCTAATACGTATATGCCGTTTGTAAAGCTCACTTCTCTGATGAACGTAAAGAGTAGTAATTTAACGGCAAGAGGCACGGCATGGTGTCCGTCGTTGGGTATGCACGGAAATCCTGAAAGTTCATTTAAGGACATCTACTATCCACAAGATAATAGAAGTATTATTGGCTATGCTACATCAAATGGAAACACTGGAACGCCAGTACGAATTCCTGTTGTGGTGTCTAGTAGTGCTGCCACAACCGACCAACGTAACATTCCTATCCCAGGCATCACGGAAATAAACGCGGAACGTAGTACCGCTGGCCCTATGGGAGTTCGTGGTGGACTACTTAAAGCAAACATAAAAATTGCAGCATACTCTGTTGGTCAAGTAGATGCATTACTTACATATTTCCTACGACCGGCGACTAGAGTTGTGTTAGAGTTAGGCAGAATATCATCCAACAAAAACGAGTTTAAGATTACCCCGTATGATTGGAATCAACCAAAGGAAGATATTCAAAACGAATTTAGTGAACTAATTGTCAATCCCGATAAACAAAAGGAGTTTATCAAGCGATATATCTATAACAATTATGGCAACTATGAACTCTTTATTTGTTATGTAGCCAACTTTAATTTAAAGTATAACAAAAATAATACATACGAAATAAATCTAACCGTACATTCTGTTCAACAATTTGAAGTTCCAACAAAGCACACGGGAGTAAAATCTACTTGTGCAAGTCCAACAACAAATTGTAAAACTATGGATGTTCAAGAATATTTTAATAACGCCTATTCTTGGAAGCAAAATTCGTTTAGTAAGTTAATGTCCAAGTATCTAGAAGATAATATATGGCGTGGACAGATTATTCCAATTAGAAATCAACAATCAAATAGTACCGGTGCCGCCAGCTCGGAAGGCGGTACCAGAGAAAATGAATATTTTATTAGTTGGAGATTTTTCGTAGAAAAAGTATTAAATGACGCAACCTACGGAATTGCCAGTATGTTAGGTACTTCGGCCGCAGCAGATTTGGCAGTATTACGTATTTCAAAAGAAGCAACTGAAGAAGAATCTAATAAAGGTCTTATTGCTAATCAAGTTGGATATCATCCAAATTTACGGTCAGTTAATCCGGAAGTTATGGTGGTCTTTAATCCAAGAGCTCAATCCGCGTATGAAACTTCATTAGACAAGAGTAGGTATCGAAGTATTATCCGTTTTGCAGAAATATCAGGATCTTCAGATGCATCTCAACGATTAGAAATTTTAAATAATAATAACTTACTTGACCAATTTTATGCATCATCTGTTCCGTTTGAAAATACACTTAACAATATAAATTCTCAAGCGGGCGCCTCATATCTGTATCGTGGAGTGTGGTTAAACACGAAAGCTATTAAGCAGGCATTTACATCGGCAGATACAGTCAGTTCGGCAATCAGTAATTTATTGAATATGATGAATTCTGCAACAGAAGGATACTGGAACTTACAAGTCTATTCAACGGATGTAACTAATCCGGGTATGCATATTATTGATATGGGCTTGTCAAAGCCATTAACCAGATTGGAAAGTAAGGAGAGTAAGACAGACCTAAGTATCGATTTAGAAGAATTACAATCGAATAATATTTTAGACAATATATCTGGAATTAAAATAAGTAGATATGAAGCATCTCCGAACAGTGATGATGCTAACTATATCTATATGTTCAATAGAAAAACTAAATTATTCCAAGATGGAGAACTTGGTAGTGATTTATTAGACTTGGCAGTAGATTTTAACTTACCTCAGGTTATTGCGGTGCAAGCTATTGCCAATATTGGTGGTCCTGCGCAAAAGGGAACGTTACAATCTATCAATGTACCAGAATTAAGAGAATTGTCATTAATTCAGAACTTGTTTACTCCGTGTAATCCCGATGAAGATTGTATTTCAGAAAGTGCGTGCGAAGACGATGCACTTAGAAATTTACGTGAAGAACAACGGTTGGCATCAATAGGATTAGAAAATGCACGGCTTCGTCAATTGGGTGGATTACAAAACGCGGGATATAATCCTACCGAAGCGCAACGTATCATTAGTAGAGATCCGTATACTGGTCCATACGGGGATGACGTTAGAAAATATCAAACTACTATAGACGATATTCAGGCTAAATTAGATGTGGGTGATGCCACTATTTCATTAGGAAATCCCAATCTAGTGAACTTTGTTCGAGAATATGCTGATTTAGGTACTGCCTTGGAATTGATTGAAATTAATCCATCTCGAATGATGAAGCAGTTAAATATAGATTCTACTAACTTAGAAAACGGTAGAGTAGAACCAATTGCACACGCATTTAATAGTTCAAATCTTACAAAGACCGTCGCAGATGTTACGTTGCCGGGTATAGGTGGTATAAATTTGTTTCAATCATTCTTGATAGACCGCGTGCCATCTATTCTAGAACGAGGATTCTATGTGGTGACTAAAGTAATACATAAGTTTACTGCACAAACTGGATGGACTACACAAATTCAAGGACGCTTTAGATATCGTCCAACATCAAAATTAGAACCGGGAGCAGTATACACACACTGTAAGGATACTTCACCGGCCGGAACAACGTCCGCCCCACCAAACAGTATAGTTAAAAATCCAAACGCTTCACAAGGACGAACAACTACACCATCTGCTGCAAGCGTACGTAATCAAGACTTTACCAAAATCCAAATTACAGGCGTACCCAAGCCTTGGGAACAATAATGAAAGCACCATTAAGTAACAAGCCAAAAATAACAACTACGGATATTGAAAAAGGATTTGTTAGTAGATATTTTGTCAAGTTTATATCCGACCCAAAGGTAGTTGAAGTTGATAAGAAGCAATACGATGAGTTTAAGAAAAATGCTTTTTATCAAACACTTGAATTACCGTGGCTAATTTCGGGGTATGCGAACAATATTACCGCCGTGGATGGTAAGCCCGTGTATGGTGCCCGGCACAAAAATCAAGTTACCGTAAATTTTTATAGTAGACAGATGCCTGAGTTGTCTCGGCTCTTATACAACCCGTTAGAATATTTTCAAGGGGTTGACAACCGTTCCACTTAATATTATATTTAATTAAAATATATTATTGAGGAACCAATGGTTATCACGCGACTAGACGATATTATACAACTCACCAACCGCTTAGAGGAAGAGACGGCGTACGTCTATCCCGTGGCGGTTGATGCGTTTCTGCATCCCGTACAGAACAAGTTGTCATCACTCCATTTTCGTTTTGACGATGGAACGTTCTATACCGTATCCGTGAACCATCCAGACGCTCCACACTTTGAGATGGATTTGAAGCGTGCACACAAGTTAGTTACCCTTCACCAGAAGGAACTGCGTCATCTGACTAATGCAGTAAACATTGTAGATTTGGCTACGATACTACACCTTAACTATGATGTGATTCCTATCTATCGTGAATTCTATACGATGGGTATTCATCAGATTAAAAATCAATTCAAGTTCAAGAATCTTCACTATAGTATCCCGTTGACTTCATGGGTGGAAACCGCAGAGGCGTTCCTTCAACATTGCGAACATCTCTACAAGCGATATGAGTCCACGGAACACGACTCGGCGTTCCAGTTCATCAACCAGATAACGATTCCGACGTTGACCAGTATTGAGAAGTCTGGATTGTATACGACCGATAATAACTTCGTATATTCCGATTATAACATCTATACGTCTACCGGCCGTCCAAGTAATGCCTTCGGTGGCATCAACTTTGCCGCTCTGAACAAAAACGATGGTTCCCGTGAGAAGTTCGTCAGTCGGTTCGGGGAAAACGGAACGTTGGTTCAGTTCGATTATGAGGCATTCCACTTGCGGTTGGCTGGGAAGTTAATGGATTATCAACTCCCACCCACCTCACTTCACACCTATCTCGCTCAGCAGTATTATGGAGTGGATGAAGTGACCGAAGAGCAGTATGAGGAGTCCAAGGCCCGTACCTTTGCCTTAATGTATGGTCAGTCTGACGATACGGGTGGCGTAGAGTTCTTCCAAAAGATTAAGGGGTATTCCTCCAAACTGTGGGAAGAATACCGTCAGAATGGATTTGTATTGTCAGGAACGGGTCGCAAAGTGACCTTGGTGGACGCTTCCAAGAACAAGGTATTCAACTATATGATGCAGTTGACGGAAACCGAAGAAGCCATCCAACGGGTGTATGATGTCTGTAATTTTCTTGGAATGCGTGAATCCAGAGTGATTCTATACACCTATGACGCAATTCTATTGGATGTCCCAAATACTGAATTGGATTCTATGGAAAACGTGGCCAATATATTGAGCGCCGGTGGATTTCCTGTTCGTCAGTATCGTGGGGTTAATTACGATAATCTTTTCTTACATAAAATATAAGTTTATCAAAGACAATTTGATACTTATTTGAAGTGATTAACGCTTCTTAAGAGTATCATATGAACGAAACTCAGTTACTTTGCACGTTTATTCCAGCCGCAGAATTGGAACAGCACGTAAAGGCTATCCAAGATTCCTATAAATTGGCTTTTAATAATATCTATGTGTTAGAAAATGTTGATGACGCCAATCAACTAATTTTAACATATAATATTGTTGTGGGGTCATTGAAGGCTGGACACCAACCTCCGGCTTCCACTATTTCCGTACATCGGAAAAAGCAAACCAATACAATATACACCATTAATGCATTAAATGCTCTTATCGCAAGTAAGAATGGTGGTATTATTGATAAGGCGTATAGGGTAAATTGGGATGAATTAAAGAATTCTATTCTAGTTACGGCCCACGGCCAATTAAAAATAGTTCGTACTAAAATACAACAAATTCTGAATTTCTAAACTGCACTTGACAAACTAAATTTTTGGTAGTATACTTCAAGACACTTGGGGTAAACTACTTGTTATAAACACCCTAAACACTCTAAACACAAGGAGAAGTACAATGGCGTTAGACATTAATGCACTAAAGAGCAAGCTGAACAGTTTCAAGCGTACCGGCGGTGGGGACCGCGATACCGCTATCTGGAAGCCCAAGGAAGGCAAGACGGTCATCCGTATCGTCCCGTGGAAGGATAACCCCGCGAATCCCTTTATCGAACTTTACTTCCACTATCTCGGCAACAAGACTTATCTTTCACCTCTCTCGTATGGTAATCGTGACCCGATTGCGGAGTTTGCTGATTCCGTTCGGAATGATACCCAGCGTGAGCCCGATGCGAAGGCTCGGTATGCGGAGGCTCGTCCGTTTATGCCGAAGCTCCGTACCTACATTCCTGTCATCGTTCGTGGTGAAGAGGATAAGGGTGTTCGCTTCTACTCGTTCGGTAAGACGGTCTATCAGGAACTTCTTTCCTACATCTCTGACCCCGATTACGGCGATATCACCGATGTTAAGACTGGTCGTGACATCGTAGTTGAGTACATTCCGAAGGAGAAGTCGGATACCAGTTTCGCCAAGACTTCGGTAAAGGTCAAGCCGTCACAGACTCCGCTTTCGTCGGACGCTTCACAGGCGAATCTGTGGATGACCACTCAGCCCGATATCAAGGAGCTTTATACGGAGCCGACCTACAACGAGCTGAAGGTCACGCTTGAGAAGTATCTTGACCCTGATAATGCGGTCATCACTCCCGCTCGTGAGGCTGAGGAGCCGAAGGCTGTTACGGCTACCGCTGCCGCTCCAAAGGAGAACGTCAAGAACGCCGTTGATGCGTTTGACGAGCTGTTCAACGATTAATTAACCAAAGACACGCTGTGGTGCTAGGTAGCCTTAAAACTACCTAGCCCCTGCGTGTTTTGTTACATAAAGGAACATTATGGCTAAGGAAACAAAATCACCAAAGAAGCCAGTGCCATCCGCTGACCGCGATGAACTGGCCCAAGTTATCGCAGATAGCTTGAACAAGTTGTACAAGGATGGACAAGTTGCCTACTTCCTTGATGGAGAAGAGGAAACCCCGACTGATTTGACCGATTTCATTTCAACGGGAAATACGATGTTGGATATCGCAATCAGTAATCGTCCGAACGGTGGTATTGCCGCCGGTCGTATCACAGAGTTGACGGGATTAGAAGCATCGGGTAAGTCGTTGGTCGGTGCACAACTTATTGCTACCACACAGAAGCGTGGTGGTGTTGCGGTTCTTATTGATACCGAAAATGCGGTCAATGATGAATTCTTCTCTGCCGTTGGTGTAGATATGAAGAAGTTGGTCTACGTTCAGCACGATACGGTTGAAGATATCTTTGATTCTATTGTGAACATCATCGAGAAGGTTCGTTCCGCTGCAAAGAAGGATAAGTTGGTCACTATCGTTGTTGACTCTGTTGCCGCCGCTTCGACCAAGACGGAAATGGCTGCGGACTTCAATAAGGATGGATACGCAACGGCAAAGTCCATCATTATCAGTAAGGCGATGAGAAAGATTACGAATCTTTTGGGTCGTGAAAAGATTGCTCTCGTATTCACCAATCAGCTCCGTTTGAAGATGAACGCTCCTGCGTTCTCTGACCCCTACACCACTTCTGGTGGTAAGGCAATCGGATTCCACGCTTCGACTCGTATTCGTTTGTCACAAGTCGGTAAGTTGAAGGATTCGGCTGGGAACATCATTGGTATCACTACGAAGGCGGTCATCACCAAGAATCGTTTGGGCCCGCCATATCGTGAAGCTGAATTCAATATTTACTTCAATCGTGGTATTGACGATTACAGCAGTTGGTTGGATGTCTTGAAAGAAAACGGCATCATCAAGCAATCTGGTGCATGGTATTCATACAATGATGAGAAGTTCCAAAGTAAGGAATTCCCAGCGTTCCTTGAAGCTGACCAAGAACGGAAGGCTGACTTGTACGATAAGATTTGTGAAGCGATGATTATGAAGTACGAGAAGGACTTCGACCCATCTGCGGTCAACAAGGAATCAGCAGAGGATGAGGACGAGGTATCACCATCTAAAAAGCAACTATTAAATGACTGATTTACTGAAGGTTTTCGATAGTATGAACTTCGATAGCGATAAGGGCACTGGATACAACTCCCGTGTCCTTATCGTAGATGCCCTTAACACATTCATGCGGAGTTATGCCGCTATTCCCACATTAGATGATGACGGGAATCATATCGGGGGAATGGCGGGATTTATGAAATCTTTGGGGTTTGCTATTCGTAGCTTCAAACCTACCAGAGTCGTGTTGGTATTTGATGGTAAGGGTGGGTCACAACGTCGGCGGAAGATTTACAAGAATTATAAGGCAAATCGGAAGCCACCCACTCGTTTGAATCGTTCGTATGATATGACTACGGATGAGCAAGAACGAGAGAATATGAAGTGGCAACTAGTGTCATTGGTAGAGATGGTAGAGTGCTTACCCGTATCTATTTTGGCATTAGATTATATTGAAGCAGATGATGCGATTGCCTATATGTCGGAGTTGGTTACAAAGAATGGTGGTACATCCATCATCTATTCTACTGACAAAGACTTTATGCAGATGGTCAATGAGAATGTCAAGGTCTATAATCCCGTCAAGAAAAAGACATTTGATATTGATATAATTCTGGAAACTTATGGCGTACACCCGTCAAACTTCGTATTCTATCGGTCACTGCTTGGAGATAAGAGTGACAACATTGATGGAATCAAGGGGGCTGGGGAAAAGACAATATTAAAGTATATTCCAGAGTTCGCTAACTCGACTGTTGAGGTCAATTTGGACTTGATTGAACAAAAATATGCTGATAGTAAAAAGAAGCCTAAGCTAATAGAAAACATTTTAGATAATAGTAGTATTGTAAATAGAAATTTGCAATTAATGAATTTGCGTGATGTAGATATTAACGTTGATGCAAAGATGAAAATCTTACATAAGTTTGAAGAAGGATGCCCACCGCTTCGGAAGGCGGACTTGACAAAGCTGATGTTTAAGACTAAGATTATATCATCTATCCAAAATTACGATGAATGGATTACTTTTTCATTTGGTCCACTAGCGAGATATTATGGTAAATCATAAGCAATACGATAAGAATGTAGATACGCTGGCAAAGTTCGGTCCTAGCTTCCAGTCCAAGGCTGTGGCTGCGATGCTGAACTCGCCTGATTTCTTGGCACAATCGTTTGACGTTATCAACCCGAACTTCTTTGAGTTGGAAGCGAATCAATGGATTGTGGAAACGACTTTGGAATATTTCAACGATTATAAGGTGCTTCCGACGTTGGAAGTCTTTAAGGTTGAGATGAACAAGTCGGTCAAGGATGATACTCTTCGCACATCAATCGTTGAATCGCTCCGCGGTATTTTCCAGAAGATGAAGGACAATGATTTGGATTATATCAAGGATAGTTTCTTGGATTTCGCCAAAAACCAAACGCTCAAGTCTGCGATTATCAAGTCAGTAGATTTGTTGCAGATGGGTCAGTATGGTGAAATCAAGACCATTATCGATGGTGCGATGCGAAGTGGTCAGCCCAAGACGGTCGGTCACGATTGGAAGAAGGATATTGAACTTCGTCTAATGAAGAACGCCCGTAATACTATCGCTACGGGGTGGGATGCTATCGACGTTCTTATCGGTGGTGGATTGGCGGGCGGTGAGCTCGGCGTGGTCATCGCTCCGTCTGGTATTGGTAAGAGTTGGGCATTGGCAACTATTGGAGCTAATGCATTGAAGGCTGGGAAGAAAGTGGTTCATTATACCCTCGAATTAAATGAAAATTATGTCGGTCTACGATATGATACGATTTATACGGGGATTGAGCCGGGTAAGGTACCAGAACACCCAGAAATCATTCGGGAGCTGGTTGAGCAAATTAAGGGTGAAATTATTATTAAATATTATCCGGCTCGAACCATTACCTCACATACGATTCAGGCCCACGTTCAGCAGATGGCATCGCTGGGATTCAAGCCCGATGTTATTATCGTAGATTACGCTGATTTGATGAGTGCCACAGCCCGTACCGACGCCCGACATCAAGAGCTGGGTGCTATCTATGAAGAACTTCGTGGGTTGGCTGGTGAGTTGGGAGTTCCTATTTGGACGGCTTCACAAACTCAGCGGTCCAGTATCCAAGATGAAGTCATTCAAGCAGATAAGATTGCTGAGTCCTATGCCAAGATTATGACCGCTGACTTGGTTATCTCTATCTCACGGAAGCTGGAAGACAAGGTTCATAAGACGGGTCGAGCACACGTTATTAAGAACCGATTTGGGGCCGATGGTCAGACGCTCCCGATGATTATTGACGCCGGTATCGGGAAGATTGAGATTTTTGATGAGGCGTCAGCAAAAGGTATTATGTTAAAGAAACAGATGCAAAATGGTGAAACGGTTACGAAACAAAATCTGGCTAAGAAGTTGTTGCAAATGGATTTAGAAGATTAAAAAATATCGTTGGGTATTCACCGTATTTTTCGAGAAGCAGTATAGTATTTATTTAACCACTAACCCCTAACGATTTTGGAGTAGCAGTATGCAATTAGAAGCAAAAATCCTTTCTGAAATCACGACCTTTATGAAGTACTCGAAGTACATTCCGAGTAAGCAACGCCGTGAAACGTGGAAAGAATTAGTTGACAGAAACAAAGAGATGCATTTAAAGAAGTTCCCACAACTTACACAAGAAATTGAAGAAGCATATCAATTCGTTTACGATAAGAAGATTCTTCCATCCATGCGTTCACTTCAATTTGCTGGTAAGCCAATTGAAATCAATAACGCTCGGTTATACAATTGCTGCTTCCTTCCAATCGACCACACGGATGCTTTCAGTGAAGTGATGTTCCTTCTTCTTTCTGGAACAGGTGTAGGTTATTCGGTACAGCGTGCACACGTAGAAAAGTTACCAGAAATTAATAAGCCAACCAAGTCCCGCCGTTACCTCGTCGGTGACAGTATCGAAGGTTGGGCAGATGCAGTGAAGGTGATGATTGCTGCATATATGAAGGGTAAGGCTCTTCCGATTTATGATTTTAGCGATGTTCGTCCAAAGGGCGCATTACTCTTGACCTCTGGTGGTAAGGCACCTGGTCCAGAACCGCTCAAGGATTGCTTACACAATATCCAAAAGATTTTCGACCGTAAGCAAAACGGCGATAAGCTCAGTACCCTTGAAGTACACGATATGTTGTGCTTCATCGCTGATGCAGTATTGTCTGGTGGTATTCGTCGTTCCGCAATGATTTCATTATTCGATTTGGACGATGATGATATGTTGACTTGTAAGTTCGGCAACTGGTGGGAAACCAATCCACAACGTGGTCGTTCAAACAATTCAGCAGTTATCCTTCGTCACAAGGTTGAACAAGAAGTATTCTTAGACTTGTGGAAGAAGATTGAAATGAGTGGTTCAGGCGAACCAGGCTTCTTCTTTACGAACGATGCAAATTGGGGATTAAATCCTTGTGCAGAAATCAGTCTCCGTCCGTTCCAATTCTGTAACTTGACCACCATCAATGCTGGCGATATCAAGGACCAAGCTGATTACAACGCCCGTGCAAAGGCAGCAGCGTTCATCGGAACACTTCAAGCAAGTTATACTAACTTCCATTATCTCCGTGATATTTGGAAACGCACCACAGAAAAGGAAGCACTTATCGGTGTTTCGATGACGGGTATTGCATCGGGTACTGTATTAAATTTGGATATGAAGGAAGCTGCTAATGTTGTGAAGGAAGAAAACGCACGTGTGGCGGAAGTGATTGGGACCAACAAGGCTGCACGAACCACCACTGTCAAGCCCGAAGGAACCTCGTCACTAGTATTAGGAACTTCTTCTGGTATTCACGCTTGGCATAACGACTTCTATGTTCGTCGTGTCCGTGTTGGAAAGAACGAAAGTATCTACCAATACTTGGTTGACAATCATCCAGAAATTGTTGAGGACGAATTCTTCAAGCCGAAGCAACAAGCAGTTATCTCCGTTCCACAAAAGGCTCCAAAGGGTGCTATCACTCGTCAAGAATCTGCACTCGACTTATTGGCTCGTACCAGTAAGGTCTGGAAGGAATGGGTAAAGGCTGGCCACCGTAAGGGTGAAAACAAGAATAACGTATCTGTCACCGTAACCATCAAGCCAGATGAATGGGTTGGTGTTGGTGAATGGATGTGGGAGAATCGTGAGAACTTCACCGCATTGTCAGTTCTTCCATACTCAGACCACAGCTATATGCAAGCACCGTTCGAAGATATTGATGAAGCACAATACAACGAAATGGTTGGTCACTTACACAAGATTGACTTAACCAAGGTAGTTGAAGTCGAAGATAATACCGACCTTGCAGGTGAAGTTGCTTGTGGTGGCGGTGGGTGTGAGGTGCAATAATGCAGGAGTTGACGTTACAACAGTTTGAAGAAAAGTTGGCATCCAAGGAACCCTTTGTCGTAGATTTTTGGGCTCCTTGGTGCCCAACCTGCATCGAAATGTTACCAACCGTAGAGGAATTAGCAAAGGAGTCAGAGATTCCTTTTTATAAGGTCAATGTTGATGAGCAACCAGAATTGAAAGAAAAGAACCGAATTAAGGCTATTCCAATGTTGATGTTCTATAAGGAAGGCCGGACAAGAGAATTCTTATACGGTAAGAATGAAAAGACCAAGATAGAGCAGAAGCTAAATCGCATCAAGTGAGGTTATTATGATAATTGATTTAACGCCAGAAACCTTCTTTCAGCACATAAAGAAAGAAGGACCGCTTCACGTGGTAATGCATTATGGAGCAACGTGTAATCCATGCAAAGTTACCATGCCTCAATATGAATTATTGGCGAATCATTTTGATGAACACAATATTACTAATGTGAAGTTTTATAGATTTCATCAATGGGAGCAGGAGTATAGACCCTTTATTGATGAACATAATCTAAATACAAAAGGTGTTCCAACTTTTAGATATTTTTATTATGGTGATATCTTGGATGAAGAAACGCGAGTATATCACGATGCAAATCATATTAAAGAAAAAATAGTAGAAGTAGTAAAAGGAATTGAAGATACAATGGGAGGTTTTAATTTACATGAAAGTTAAACGATTATCACAAAATGCAACACCGCCACAAAAAGCACACGCTGGAGATTTAGGATATGATTTATTTGCCAGTGAAGGCGCTGCAATTTTTCCAAGTGAAACGAAAGTGGTTAAAACAGGAATCGCTATTCAGTTTCCAGCAGGATATGGTGGGATTATCAAGGACCGCTCCTCTGTGGCTACGAAGAAAGGATTGTTTACTGTGGCTGGGGTTATTGATAATGGGTATATTGGTGAAATTTGCATAGCTCTTCACAACGGAACCGATAGCTTAGTTCATATAGCGCCTGGTGAAAAGATTGCACAACTTGTTCTTATTCCTACGGTAAGTTTTGATATAGAAGAAGTAGACGAGTTAGTATCGGCAGACCAACGTGGTGTTGGTGGGTTTGGGTCTACGGGTACCACGGCAGTCCCGCATGATTTATACAAGTGAGTAGACACTACTTATAGGAAACCCCCAACCGAGATGTCGCATGAGAGTTTATGTCACGGCGTAAGAATGGTAAGAAGGTTTCCAAGGTCAATACCATAGAAACAAAGGTTGCGACAATATTAGAATCAATGAACGTCCCGTTCGAACAACAAGTATCGATTGATAGATATACAGTAGATTTTCTCGTAGACAAGAAGTATATTGTGGAGTGTTATGGTGACTTTTGGCACTGTAATCCCCATCAATATACTTCTTCGTATTTTAATAGAGGTAAAAAGAAAACCGCAGAAGAAATCTGGGAACGTGATAATCAACGGAAAGAACACTTCCAAAAATTGGGATATAAATTCCTTTGTTTGTGGGAAAGTGACATTCGTAACAACCCAAAGATTGTGCGGTCTAAAATAAAACGTAATATTAAGCTGGATTGACAAACGGATGTGAAGCCGTTATACTTAAAGGATAACGGAGGTTATTTATGTATCAGGCAATTTACATTGAACGTGGTGAAGGATTTGGCAACGATACCGTGCATTTATGGGATGACGAGCTAGGGTATCAGACCATTCCTTATAATAAATTTGATTATGCGTATAAGCCCGACCGCAATGGGCAATTCATCAGCATGACTGGTGTGCGGTTGGCAAAGGTCAAGCGCTATAAGCGAGATGACCCATCATTATTTGAGAGCGACCTTCCCCAAGAGACTCGCGTGCTCACCGATTTATATCTGAACGAGGATAACGTTTCCCAAGGGCATAAGACGATGTTTTTCGACATCGAAGTGTCTATGGAAAATGGCGTGCCAAATATTGAGAATCCGAACAATGAAATTACGTCCATTGCGGTATATGACTCGGTGACGCAGGAATATACGGTATTGGTACTGGACAAGGCGGGAGTTCAACCAAGTCGTGAGTATGATAATGTTAAGGTCGTAATGTATACATCGGAATTGGACTTGCTCTATGGATTTTTGGACCTGTATGAGCAGATTGGACCGACGATTGTTACTGGATGGAATAGTGACTTTTTCGACATCCCATATCTCTATCATCGTATCAAGCAGCAGTGTGGACCAAATACCGCCGGTCGGTTGAGTCCGATTGGAAAGATTAAGTATTCCAAGTTCCGTAGTCGGTACCAGATTGCGGGCGTATCTTCTCTAGACTATTTGACATTATATAAGAAGTTCACCTACACTCAACAGCCGAATTATCGTTTAGATACGATTGGTCGGTTGGAGGTGGGCATGGGAAAGGTCGAATATCAAGGGTCGCTCGATGAATTGTTCCGTAATGATTTGGAGAAGTTCATTGAGTACAATCTTCAAGACGTACGCATCATCGTAGAGATGGACAAGAAGCTCAAGCTGATTGAGCTCGTTCGTGGTATTTGTCATTTGGGTCACGTTTCATATGAAGATTATTGGTTTAGTTCGAAGTTCTTGGAAGGCACGATTGTAACCTATCTTCATAGAAAGGGCATCATTGTAACAAACCGACCCGCTGGTGGTCGTGAGATGATGGATAACAAGGTAGAAAATGATGAAGAAGGATTCGCTGGTGCGTTTGTGAAGGAACCGAATCCCGGTCTATATGAATGGGTCTATTCCCTCGACTTACAATCGCTGTATCCATCTATCATTATGAGTCTCAATATCAGCCCCGAAACCAAGATTGGATTTGTGACCAATTGGAATGTGGACAAGCATGCGGCTGGTGATATGCAGGAATATTTGATTCGTGGTACAACTGATGAGGAAGTGGTACGGTTGAGCCGTGAAGCGTTCTTGAAATATATGAAGATGGAAAGTCTGATGATTAGTTCCAACGGCGTTCTATATAATGGAGGTGCGGTGGGGATTATTCCCGAAGTACTCGACAAGTGGTTCGCAGAACGCGTGGAATATAAGAATCTGATGAAGAAATATAAGAATGAGGGTAATACCGAATTGGCTGAGTTCTACGACCGCCGACAGCACATTCAAAAGATTTTCTTGAATTCATTGTATGGTGTTCTTGGGCTGCCCATCTTCCGTTTCTTTGATATTGACAATGCACTTGCCGTCACCGCGTCTGGTCAAGATGTGATTAAGAAGTCTGCGGCGTTTGCCAATGACTTGTATTGTTCAAAGCTGGAAGAGCAGAAAGATTATTGTACGTATATCGATACAGATTCGTTGTACTTCTCAGCAACTCCATTAATGCCAGAAACAGCATCACAGAAAGAATTTACTATCAAGTTGGCTCGTGCGATGGAGAAGAAGCTGAACGAGTATTATAACGAAATGGCTGAACAGCTGTTCTTCTGTAAGAATCATCGGTTGTATATCAAGGGTGAATCCGTTGCTCAGACCGCTATCTGGATTGCGAAGAAGCGGTATGCGATGAACGTGGTTTATGATTTGGAATCCAATCTTGAAGTGGCAAACAAGATGAAGGTCAAGGGATTGGATGTGGTTCGTTCATCGTTCCCGCCGGCGTTCCGTGACTTTATGAATAAGATGATGAAGGACATCTTGAATAAGGCAACGAAGGAAGAGATTGACCAAAAGGTACTGACGTTCCGTGATTCGATGGATAGTATGTCGTATCTGGAAGTCGCCAGAAACACGGCGGTCAAGAATATCTCTGAATATGATTTACGGACGGGGAAGCTAAACGATTTCCGTAAGGGAACTCCCGCCCACGTAAAGGCAGCAATCACCTATAATTCTTTGTTGAAGCATTTCAAGATTCAAAATAAATATGAAGCTATTTCGGATGGGGAAAAAGTGAAATGGTTATATCTGAAACAGAATCCGTGGAATCTCGAAGCGGTCGCTGTCAAGGGATATAATGACCCTCAGGAAATCGTTGAGATAGTAAATACTTATATTGATTATAATGCATTATTTGAGAACGAATTGCAGAAGAAATTAGAAGATTTTTATTCGGCATTGAAATGGGGTAATATACCCACCGAAGTTAATCAGAATGCTCAGGAATGGTTTAGTTTTTGATATTTATTTATTCACCCCTAGCGTCGAGCCACCCACAGACGGGGCTCGGTTATAGAGACTCTCTTATGAGAAAAATGTTGGAAATTCTTTTAGCAACTGCGATGTTGTCTACCTCCGCTTATGCGCAAATCACCAGCGGAATCCTTCGTGGTACGGTTAAAGATTTTACAGGTAGTACAATTGAAAATGCAAATGTTACTGTGGTCTTTGTTCCAACCAATCAACGAATTGTTACGAAAACGACAACAGAAGGTCGGTTCACATTATCCAACTTAAAACCAGGTGGTCCATATACTGTATCGGTGACCGCATTGGGGTTCCGTCCAAAGTTTACGGATAATCTCACAGTTCGTTTGGGTGAAGCAACAAGCACAGATATTGAAATGGAAAAAATTGTTGTAGTATTAAATCAAGTATCGGTTATTGCAGACGTAGCAGCACAGGCACGTAAAGATGGTGCGGTGGCACAACTCAATCAAGAGAAGTTGCAAGTGCTTCCCACCCTATCTCGTAGTCTCCAAGATATGACCCGTATGACCCCACAAGGTAACGGGGTTTCTTTTGCGGGTTCCAACTATCGGTATAACAACTTGACGATTGATGGAGCAGCATCGAATGATGCGTTCGGATTCAGTCAATCATCAGGTCAATCCACCGCATCAGTTCCAACGGGAACACCTGGTTCTCTTTCACGTTCACAACCTATTTCGCTTGACGCCATCGAACAAGTATCTGTGGTCATCGCACCCTATGATGTGAAGATTGGTAATTTCACAGGTGGTAGCGTGAATGCAGTTACTCGTTCAGGTACCAACACCACCGAAGGTTCCATCTACTCATTCGGTCGTGTTCCACAATTTATCGGTGATGGTATCTCTGGTAAAATGCCAACCACCTTTAATGAATATCAAGCAGGTGGTCGTATCGGTGGTCCTATTATCAAGGACAAGTTGTTCTACTTTTTGAATTTTGAAATTGCACGTAGAGCAGACCCTATCCTATTTGCACCTGGTAATCCAGGCGTGTTAGCCACGGAAGCAGTTGCACAACAAGTTCGTGATAGTCTGGTGTCATTCGCAGCACGCTCTGGTGTTCCAAACTTTGATGCAGGAACCTTTGGGGCATATGATATTGAAGCAAATAGTGAAAAGTATTTCGGTCGTGTGGATTGGAATATTGGGAACTCTATCTTGACGGTTCGTAGTAATCTTGTCAATGCAGTCGCAGGAAACTTGGAACGTGGACAAGCGCTCACCAAGTTAGCCTCACAAGACTTCGACCATTTCAGTAGAGCTACCAACACCGTTGCTGAATTGAAATCACAACTTGGAACAGGAGTATCTAATAGTTTGTTGTTAGGATATTCACTTGTTCGTGACCACAGAAATCCATATGGTAATGTGTTCGCACCACAAATTGAAATCCAAGATATTCAGTTTGGTCAAATCAATGCAGGTAGTGACCGTGAAGGGGTGGTGTATGGCACCAAAGTTCGCACCTATGAAGTGACTAACAATCTCACATGGTCTGTGGGGAAGCATACCCTTACCGCTGGTACTCACAATGAGTTCTACAATATTCAATACACCTTCGTGAATGGATACGCCGGTCGTTGGCAATACGCAAATCTCGCATCGTTCTTCGCAAATCGTCCTAATCGTATCAGAGCAACATTTGATTTGACGGATAATAGTTTAGATTATGTATTGAACAACCCAGGAGCAAACTTTAATATCACCGTTCCAAGTGTGTATATCCAAGACGAAGTATCTGTCACCGACAACTTCAAGGTGACCGCAGGGGTTCGTGCAGACTGGAATATGATGGATACACCAGTTCAAGCAGATGCGTTTACGAACATCACTCTCACGAACGGCACCAAACCATATAGTACCATCACCAACGATTATAGTAGAAGTTTGTTGATTGGTCCTCGTTTCGGATTCAACTGGCAAACAGACAGAGTGACTTATCGTGGTGGGGTTGGATATTTTCAAGGAAGAATGCCGTTCGCATGGTATGCCTATCCATTCATCCACAACGGATTGATTGTAGGAAACATTGATGCAAGACCAACCAATGTGGTTCCGTTGATTGTGGACCCACTTCGTCAAAGTTCATTGAGTAGCACCACGACATATGAAATGAATGTGATCGGGAACAAGTATGTTCAACCACAGATGCGTAGAATGAACTTGGCAACAGACATCAAGTTACCATTTGATGCATTACTTGTACTGGATTGGACATTCACCAAGACATTAAACGACATCGTATTCACGAACATCGGATTACCCGCACCCGCAGGTAATCTCGCAGGTGGTGACCGCAGACCAGTCTACACCTCAACCAGATTAACAACCACTACAACTAATCCATACACATCAGTATTCGCACTCAATAATACTGATAAGGGTTACAGATACAACGTCACAGCAAATCTCAGTAAGAAGTGGGACCACCTTGATGTGATGGCAGCATATAGTTATGGGGAAGCAAAGGATTTGGCAAACGGTCAACGCAACTCGTTCCAATCACACGTGGAATACAATCAATTGGTGAAGGGTAACCAATATGACCTCACGTGGTCTAACTTTGATATTCGTCATCGTTTCGTGGTGAATGGTAGTTGGAACTGGAAGAACACCACCGTATCAGCAGTCTATACAGGTTCATCAGGTTCACCATTCTCCTATGTGTATTCTGGTGATTTAAATGGTGACGGGTCAAGTCATAATGATTTGTTGTATGTTCCACGCAATATTGATGAAATCAAGTTGGTTCCATCTGCTCGTCCTACGGGTCAAGTAGATACCAGAACAGCACAACAAATCTGGGAAGATTTAGATAGATTCATCAGTAATGACCCATATCTGTCCTCACATCGTGGTGAATACACCAAGAGAAACGGTGCAAGAACTCCGTGGAATCACCGAGCAGATGTTCGTATCATCCAATCAGTCAAGAATGTAGATATTACATTTGACATCACTAACTTCGGTAATCTGTTGAACAAGGATTGGGGTAAGTATTATTTCGTTCCAAATCTTAATAATCAAAATGTCTATCCACTCCAATATCGTTCAGGTCGTGGTGTGAATAGCGTTCCAACATTTAGTTTCGACCCACTAAATACCACTTATCAGACAGATGATTTAATGTCTCGTTGGCAGATGCAAGTGGGGATTCGAGTTAACTTCTAATTAATATGTTATAATAGAAAGGCTTGACAGAACAGGGGGTGTATGATATATTTCATACATCCCCTTTTCTATGGAGATTGATATGTTGTTCAAGATTGGTGTGGTTCTCGTTTGTGCGTTCGCAATCTTTGTTATCTTTAGTGCAATCTACGCTCACATCTCTTACGCTCTTCTAAAGATTGACGAGGAGAGGAATAACCTATGAACTTTGGACTAAAGATTTTCCTCATCAGTGTTGTGGTCATGTACATTCTTGACAAGGTAATCAAATGAAAATCGTAAAGTCTAGTGATTGGCTTATTTCGGAAAACAAGGCTGGTGGTGAGAAGTTCTGGCGGTTGCATATCCTCCAAGATAACAAAGAAGGAGGATTTTATACGCAGACGGAATGGTTTCAGATTAGTAAGACAGGCCGTGAAACCAAACGACAGTTCTCTTCACCCTATTATGCCGAACCCACGAATGTCGGTCGGTCAAACGAGCGTAACTCTGAGCAGCAGGCAGAGTTTGAGTTTGACGCCGTAATCAAGAAGCAGAAGGACAAGGGATTCCGTGCGAAGGGTGAGCGAAAGAATGTTCGTCCGATGCCGATGCTTGCACATAAGTTTACGGACCACAAGAAGAAGGTAAATTTTCCTGCATACATTCAGCCCAAGTTGAATGGTATGCGTATGTTGTTTGACGGAGAGAACGGATGGAGCCGTGGAAATAAGGAAGTGATTCCCGAAGTCATTCAGCACTTGAAGTTTGACACAGGTGGGTTTATACTTGATGGTGAGTTGATGCTTCCGAACAATCAGCTCCTTCAAGAGAGTATGAAGGCAATCAAGAAGTATCGCCCAGAGTTGTCCTCACAACTTCTCTATCACGTTTATGATATCGTAGATGAGGAACTTCCGTATGTGAAGCGTCATCAGTTGATTCTGGACATTTGTGCGAATGCACCGAAGAATGTCAAGATTGTCAAGACTGTTCGGGCAGATGATGAATCACAGGTATCTCACCTTCATAATCTCTTTGTCCAAGACGGATACGAGGGAACGATGATTCGTGATGAGGAAATGAAGTATGAGATTGGCAAGCGTTCGTATTCACTACTTAAACTAAAGGACTTTACAGATGCAGAGTATCGTATTGTTGATGTTGTTGACGGCGACGGTAGTGATGTCGGCCTCGCCATTTTTGAATTGGAGACTGATTCTGGTGCACGTTTCAATTGCCGTCCAGAGGGTTCGCAGGAGAATCGTGCAGACCTATTCAAGAATCGTCGTCAGTTGGTTGGCAAGTATCTGACGGTTAGGTACTTTGAGTTGAGTAAGGACGGTATTCCGATTTTCCCCGTGGGTGTATCTATTCGTGAGTGGGGTGAATTCTAATGAGCACGACTCCCAACTGGGATTGTAGGTGTGGGGCTATCCCGTGTTATACGCATCCACCGACACAATATGCACAGCAAATCGTAAATGAAATCCAACATCGGTATGACCGTGCTCTTGATACGATAAGTCATTTGCGTGATATGAATAGTAGGGCAAACGATGGTATAGAAGAATTACACAAAAAAATATCACGCCTTACAAACCTGTCGGAACATCACGAATGGGTTGCTAAAAAATATAAGTTACAATACGAGAAGGTTGTTGCTGAGTTGGAGTTGGTCAAAGGTGCTATGAACGCAGATGACCAAAGATTGAGAGATGCAGAACGCAGAGTGTTCGGAGATATTACCTTTGGATGTGATGCCCCAGAACGGATGGCTGATGAGATAGAAGAATTACGGATACAATTAAACGTTGTGAGGAATTCTAATGAAACAGTTCAAGATATACAGACCAAATATGAGTGATTATAAAGTTGTAGAAGGAAACAGCATGACTGTAACCGAAGATGGTAAAACCAATATTTGGAAGGATGGTGTGATTGTCGCATCCATTCCAAATAACATGCCAGTTATTATGGAGTCGGGGGAATCCTAATGCTTGACCAAAACGTTATCATAGAACGACTGAGGTTTTACGCCGACGCCTTCTACGGACTGCCGGGAAACCCGCAATTCTTGCGTCTCACCGAAGGTCAGGCCGAACTCCTTGCCGTTGATATTCGGAAGGTCTGTAACGAACTGGAACGGGTCACCTGCACGTTGTGTGGTGGAACTGGTAAGAAAATCGTGGGAGAACACGAAACATTACAGGGTGAGTGGGTTTCCGATTATGCTCCGTGTAATCACAAGCCACCGCTCGGGAATACCATCCGATTGATGAATAATGCAAAAGGTGACTTGGGAAGCGATATCCAAAACAATCCGAGGTGACGTATGAAACAGATTGACAAAGAAATGGCATATCATTACGCAAAAGAACTAGAAATGGATGCGATGTTTGATGGTACATCTAAGCAGAATCTTGCACGTGCCTATCTACAACTTCTGGAAGATTATCGTTATAGTCACGAAAAGTTGACTGGACAAATTGCACGACTTCACGAACTCACACGACTTCAAGCGGCGAGGATATTGGATAAATGACAAATAATATTTCAGTTGAAGATTATGCACGACAGATACTACGAGAACCAACACCAGACAATCTTATGTTATTTGAACTTGCCGCTTCGTATATAGCATTGTACGAAGAACGAAAAGAACACGAAAAGGACTTGTCGGAATTGGTTGAACACGCCATTCGTGTGTACAATTCAAGATGGTAAACTAAATGAACATACACTACCGAGTCTATTACAAGGGATATTCTTCATATGTTGAGTTTTCCCTTGCGTCCGATGTAGTTGACCGACACGAACGAGATATGGTGATGACTTTAGCAATCAAGTATGACCCATATTTCAACGGATTGGGTGTTGATTATTCACGGGTGTCGAGGGTGATGCGAAAGGTCAAGGATACGTGGGAGCCTCGTCAATGGGTTATTCCACGACCGTTACAAATGCAGGAGAGTCCGTTGGCAACAACGACTGACCCTGTACTGCGATGGCCTGTATGAGTGTATTTTGGGTAGAGGTTTTGAAAATTATAATACTTTTCTTCGCAGTATATATTACCGTTTGGTTTATCTGGAATTGGTTTGACAATAAAATATAGGATAACTAGTATGTCTAAAATTATGGTAGAGATAAGTGGAGAAATGGTAGATAATATTATTCTGCAAGAGATACAAGACACCAAAGAGATGTTGACTGAACAGTTAGAACGGGTTAAACTAAATGGTAAAGGTGATGTTTTTGATTTGGATGTAAAGACAGATATCAAACTTATTAAGAAGCACATTGAAGCATGTGATTTGATTTACAAGTATTACGGCGGTAAGTAATTATTCGGCACCGCAGTTGGTCGGGACAACGATAGTATGACACGGGCGCTACCCGAGGTTACAAGCATACTATGCTAGCCAAGGACTAGGTGAGAGCCTAGATGGGTTCGAATCCCACGGTGCCACTTTACGAGGAAACTATGGAAGATAAAAAGAATCCAAATGCGTTAACCTATGGGATATCCCCAAGTGCTCCCGCATCAATTAAACCAGTAGAAGTGGATAAGTGGGTCGGCAAAGTCGAACCCACTTTTAAGCATTATTATGAGGAACGATATAACGATTTGGTTAGACAATACGAAGAGTTGGTCAAGGATTACGAAATCAATAAGATGTGTTATGAAGCCTCGCTTGGGTTTGAACCAAATATAGGGCAGGTCTACCACTTGTATCGTAAGGGTGATGGTAGTACATTTCTATCAATCGTAGAACCACAATACGCATTTTGGGGTAATCATATTGGTAGTTATAGATTGAACGCTCAATATGCATGGGAACAAGTCTAATGGCGTTACAAGGATACACCGTCGAGCACATCAGCTTTTCCGATACTGTCCGTTCTTTTTTACGGAAATGGCACTATTCGGATTATGTCAATATTCAAGAAAAACACACTTTTGGATTATTTCGTGAGGGTGTGTTTTTACCTGAACTGGTTGGGATATGTATTTATACTAGGCCGGCAGGACCAAGTGCCGCGCAGAAGTATTATCCACAAGACCCCGATAAATGTCTGGAACTCAGGCGATTGTGTTTAGTGGATGATACTCCAAAGAACGCTGAAAGTTTCTTTGTGAGTCGGACATTAAAGTGGTTACGAAAAAATACGGATTGGAAGTTTGTCGTAAGTTATGCTGACCCAGAGCAAGGACATAAAGGTATCATCTATCGGGCAGCTAACTTTAAGTATGAAGGTATCACCGCGCCTGGGTCATCACTACTGGTAGATGGGAAACCTTTTCACATTAGAACCTTGACAATGTTGGACCGTCCGTATGGAGTAGAAATCAATCAACGATATAAAGCTGGCGACCCCGGCGTACAGATTATAAAGACGGAACCTAAGCATATTTACACATATCAACTCTAGGAGGAAAGTATGGGCATGTTCGACACACTAAAAGTAGAAACAAAGATTCCAGGACATTCAGATGTTCCTCTTGGAGAATTTCAAACGAAGAGTCTGGACTGTACACTAGATTATTATGTTATAACAAATAATGGTGAATTATACAAGGAAGTTTGGGACTATGCATGGGTAGATGACCCCAACTCAGCGTTTAATGGGTATTTTGATAAAGTAGAAGGTAGTTATCGCCGGGAGTACTTGACAAACTTCCACGGAGATATTATATTTTATAATGGTGAAGTGGTGGGTGGGAAGTGGAGAGATTATACCGCTCGATTCACCGAAGGTAAATTAACAAGAGTTTGGTACGAAGATAAACAACTTTAAAGAGGTTAAAGGTTATGGAAAAGTCAAAGCTGGAAAGGTTCATTTCAAAGTATAACATCGGCGGAGCATGTGAGAGCGTCAAGTGTGTATCTAATGGTACAGAGATGACTGTTCGCTCTATTTCTGATGACAAGAATGTATTGGCTGAGGTGACCAGCCACGATATCGGATTCCCCGAGGGTGAGTTCAGTATCTATGAGACGAAGAAGCTTCGTTCGCTTCTTGGTGTACTTGGAGAGAAGCTGAAGGTCGCTGCAAATAGTTCGTCGAATAAGGTTATCGGATTGAATCTTTCTGACTCCGATACGAAGGTGACGTTCGTTCTGGCGGATGAGTCGGTCATTCCGAAGGTTCCCGACTTAAAGAAGCTCCCGCCGGTGGATATCGAAATTGTCCTTGATGACAAGTTTGTGAACACGTTCGCTCGTGCGAAGGGCGCTCTGTCTGAGGTGGATACGTTCACCGTGATGAGTGATGGTACGGATGCGACTGTTGTAATCGGCTACTCGACGTTGAATACGAACCGCGTCAATATCAAGACTACGACCAAGACGAATACGAAGATTGACCCGATTAGTTTCTCCGCTAACTATTTGAAGGAAGTGCTACTGTCGAACAAGGAAATCAAGGATGGTATCTTGAAGGTCAGTTCGAAGGGTATCGCTGTTGCGGAATTCGTGGGTGAGGCGTTCACCTCGAAGTATTTCCTCGTCCAAATTGACACGAAGGACTAATGGCCGGCTTCGACGATTTCTTTGATACACCCAAGTTTGATTTCGACAAGGAGAAACAGCTCTTTGTCGAAAACTTGGACATGCTTAAGAGTATGTCTGTTCAAGAACAAACCTTGTACAAGAAGTATAAGGAAGTAAATGGGTATTATCAGAATTCGTTTGATAAGGCTCGTATTGTCAAGGCGAAGATTTGGACGCCTACTGACCTGAACAATAAGGAACAGACTGTCAAGGAAATACAAGCCCTTCAGCCCCGTATCCGTCTGGTGATGTCAAAGACCACCGACGAAATGGATTGGAATATGATTCGGGTGTTCTCGCATACAATGGAGTTTGACCAGAATCCCGGTCGGTTTGTGCGATTCCTTGTTTATGATGAGGTAACGGGGAAGTATCTTGGTGCGACTTCTTTGGGGAGTGACGTTATCGCTATCGGCTGCCGTGATGAATGGATTGGATGGGATAAGGATACGAAGCTGAAGGGGAAGTTGAATAATTCCGCCATCGGTACTTGTATTATGGCTACCCAGCCGTTCGGATATAATTTCTTGGGCGGGAAGCTTGTTGCTTCGATGTTGACTACGAAGGTTGTTGCCGATACGTGGGAAAAGATGTACAACAACGTTTTGGCTGGACTCACCACGACTTCACTGTATGGGTCTGAGTCTATGTACAATTCTATTCCGTTCTGGAAGAAGTTGGGGTCAAGTACTGGTGCGATTGGTATCAAGCCCGATGATGATGTCTATGGCAAGTGGCATGACTATCTGAAGCAGAACAAGCCCGACGAGTATAAGGAACGATTCGTCAAGGATGACCCATCGAAGGGACCGGTCACTGGTATTAAGCAACAAATCATTTCGATGATTTTCCGTGAAGTGGGAGTCGGTGCGAGTAAGTACAAGCACGGCTTTGAACGTGGTGTATATTACGCTCCCCTTTACGAGAATACCCGTGAATTCCTGCGTGGGGAAATTGAGAAGGATAAGCTCATTCCCTTGACAAAGCTGAAGGACGATGTAGATTCCGTATTGAATTGGTGGAAGCCGAAGGCTATCGCCCGATATGAGAAGTTACATGAAGAAGGTCGGACAAAGGATGGTATTCTGTATTATACTAATATGATTGGAATTAGTTGGGATGAGGCAAAGCGTATCTATCTTCCAGAGGTCGGCAGATGAGTTTTTTTGAAACAACGGTTGACATATCAAAATGTAAAAAGGTATTGGTAATCCCCAATATTACTAATTCTGCGAATATCGAAAAGGACTCCTTCGTGGATGTTATCTATAATCATATTCGAGCATTAGAAAAGCTTGGGGATTATTATTGGCACATCCTACTTCCAGAGCCCGTAGCAAAGCTCAATTTGGAAAACGTCAAGCAACATATCGTAGACATCTCTGGCGATATGATTCATATGCGGGTAACGTTTCCACGAAAGGCTATCACGCTAATTCAAGAGCTGGAGTATGATGTAGTCTATTCACATCTTCCTGACTGGTTTATGGTCAAGCGATATACCGATAAACCAATCGTCGGATATGCACATTGGTGGGAAATGAAATCGTGTAATGCTGAAGATAGAAAGAATCGTCAGCGGAATATCGTGGCAGAATTGCTGGGTGTGATGGGGATGAAGGTGTGTTATCTGAATACCCAAGACCAAAAGAATCGGGTATTGGATGAGGCTCGGCAATGGTTTAATGATGAAAAGGTTCAAGAGCTGGACAGAATTCTCCAAGTCTGGCATTTGGGTGTTCCCGAAGGAAAGATTATTTCCGCTCCTACTGAAAAGGAAAAGATTATTGTATTCAATCATCGTGCCGCTGCATACAAGGGATATCCGCAATTTATTGAGCTAATAAAAGAGTATCGTGAGTCCAGACAAGACTTTGTGGTATGGGTTCCACAGCTGGAAGGAAAGCCGGAAGAATCGTGGATTGACAATACCAAAGTCCCGAAGCATGAGTACTATACCCGACTCCAGCGTTGCTCCGTAGGAATCCAAATGCGCCAATCAAACTATGGATGGAGCGTGGCAGCCACGGATTGTATGATGAATGGTACTGCGGTTATTTTCCAAGAGTCTGACTGCTATCACGAAATTGACCCCGATGGTCTATTCTTCAAGTTTAAAAAGGATTTATTTGCTACGCTGGATAAGTTTTTGGACGATACGACATTTCGTCACGAACAAGGTGTACGAAGTATCCAACGTACAAAGGAATTGCAAGATAAAGAAAATAATATGTTATTATTGTTAAACGATAATTTAAGTACTTGACAATAGCCAACAATTGTATTAGATTTAATATGTTACAAAGATTACTCTTTTTGTGCCACAGAGCAATCTTCTAAATCAACGGCACTAAAACAAAAGGAGAAGTTATGGCTGGGCTGACCCTCGTATCATCAGGAGCAAACGTCAAGTCGTGGACGTTTGATAAAATTTCTAAGGAGTATAGTACTACTCTCGTAGACACGCCAAAGTATCAGCGACCGGATGTGTTCGGCTTTGTACGGAACGGCAGCGGTAGTAATTGGCAGCGTAATCTCATCCGTTCTATTTTGATGGGCAATCCCATCCCTCAGCTCCACTTTCGCTACGTATTCTCAAAGGGGCCAAATGGTCTAGAGTGGAAGTATGAGATTGTGGACGGAGGACATCGCACACGTACTGTATATTACTTTCTAAACAATTGCATTAAAACTCCAATTGACTGTACGCTTACCGATGTTGACGGGAACCAGTACAACATTGGTGCTATGCATCTTTCACAGATTATACAGAAGTATCCTGTGCTAGAGGATTACATCTATAATCTTTCTCTTAGCGTTGTAGAGTATGAAAATCTCACCGATGATGATGCAGAAACACTTTTTCTTACTCTTAATGATTTGAACAAGATGTCTCCCGCTGACAAGCGGAACGCTATTAATAATATTATTGCGGATACGAACCGTAATCTTGGTGCGGTTGACTCCCCTAACGCTTTTTCGATGTTCACCAGCCGTTCATTCATTAAGAACGATTGGAAGGCTGACTACACCAGCTTGGATGCAGTCAGCCGAGAGTCGGATGAAATTGTATCGTGGGCGATGTACTATCTATACAGCGGTGGTATATTTGCAAAAGACTCCAGCGGAAAGCCGCGGTTCGCGGGTATGGACGCCCAATCAGTTCTCGACAAGATGTATCGTGACGAGTATCTTATGAGGGAGTTGGCGGTACCGGGGTCTAAGATGGAAAAGAATCTGCGGTCACTACTGTCAATTGTTAATAATATTGTCGTTAAGAATCCGCGTCTTGATATTTTTAAAAAGGGCGGAAAGTGGTTCGCTGGTCCTCTAAAGAAGCTTATTATGCTAGTCGCTGAGATGCACAATGTAAACGGTACTTTTAACTTTAGTAAAGTTAAAATTAATACCGACGACTTCTTTACCTCTTTCAATCGAGCGACCAGCGAACTGAAGAACGACAAGAACGTAAAGCCACACCTGCCATACCAGTCGTATATGCTGGTAAACAACAAGGTTCACGTAAATAGCGTTCAGCCGGATAATGTTGGTGATACAATATATCCGTTCCATAAAGTGTTTACGGGAGGCGCTCGACTTGACGATATGCTGTACATCTATTATCATTACGTCACCAAGGGTTATATGAATTTTGGAGTTACGAAATTGGATAAGCGTCGAGACTTTAATAAGGATATCGTAGATACTCTACTCACGGAACAGAAGAATTGCTGCCGGTTTTGCTCAAAGTTACTCACGGATGGTAATTACGCGGTAGACCACATTGCTCCGCATTCTTTTGGTGGACCTACAATTCTGGAAAACAGCCAGATTCTCTGTTCTTCTTGTAACGGTCAGAAGTCGAATGGCATGACACTCCAAGATGTGGTACATCTCTGTGAGAGAATGAACGTAGACGTTCAACTTAAGGAAGTTGTAGTTGGACTGGCTCACGCAGTTATTACCTCTGGCGCAACTGACCGACTCTCGGAAGGTGATATCCGTACAGTAATTAAGCTGGTATTTGGCAAACAATAAAATAGGAATATTCTATGACAGAAAACACGTTGTGGATTGAGAAGTATCGCCCGAACACATTGGAAAACTATATTGGGAACGATGCCCTAAAGGCGAAGTTGGCTGATTATATTTCCAAGCAGGATATCCCGCATCTTTTATTCTATGGAACTGCGGGTACGGGTAAGACCACCGCTGCCAAGATTTTATTAAAGAATATTGAGTGTGATTCGCTCAGTATCAACGCTTCTGATGAGCGTGGTATTGATGTGATTCGGGAAAAGATTAAGAACTTTGCGTCCACATCGGGGTTTGCTCCGTTGAAGATTGTATTCTTGGATGAGGCCGATTATCTGACACCAGACGCTCAGGCCGCACTTCGTAATATGATGGAAGTGTTCAGTCACCGTACAAGGTTTGTGCTGACTTGTAATTATGTGGAACGTATTATTCCTGCGATTATCAGTCGGTGTCAGACCTCGGCATTGATTCCACCGTCGAAGAAAGATGTGGCGGTACATCTCACTCACATCTTGACGAAGGAGCAGGTGACATTCGAGAAACAGGCGATTGCTACCTTGGTTAATGCTTATTATCCTGATATTCGTCGGATTATTGGTACCGCTCAGTTACAGACCCGTGATGGGAAGCTGGTCATCAATGTTCACGAAGTTATCGCTGGAGATAGTAAGTTGAAGATTCTGGATACTTTGACCAGTAATCAACCATCCGCTAGTAAGATGAATGAGATTCGTCAGATTGTGACTGACGCTGGGATTCGTGACTTTACTGAACTGTATCGGCTGCTTTATGATAAGGTTCAAGAGTATGCGTCCGACCGAATCCCACAGACGATTCTCGCTCTCGCAGAAGGTCAATATCGTGACGCATTTGTAGTAGATAAAGAAATTAATTTTATGGCAACGATGTATAACATTTTAATGTACTAAGAGGAAATTATGACCAGTAAGTTTATCCCGCCCGACCCGCGCCAGATGCGTAATCAGCAGGCACCTGACCTTTCATTGGCTACCGATATTGTCTGTGAGAATTGCGGTAATCTGACTTTCCAAGAAGTTCTCTTGATGAAGAAGGTATCCGCTCTCGTCTCACCAAACGGTAAGGAAGGAATTGTTCCTATTCCGACATTTTCTTGCGTAGCATGTGGATATGTGAACAAGATGTTCCGTCCGGTGACTCCGGCCGGCGCAGAAGAGCCGACCGAAGCGACTCGTACAGAAGCGGCTGAACCAGAGCCCACTCGTCCGAAGCTCGTATTAGAGGACTAATGGAAACAACCTTCGTTGAGACTTCCCGTGTCACGGTGCGAGAAATATCGAAATCCGTGGCACGAGATTTCATTCAGACTCATCACTATACACATAAGTTCAGTTCCACCCGATATGCCCTTGGGGTATTTTATGTGGAAGATGCCGAACATATATTCTTTGCTGGTGCGAACGAGAAGCTCATTGGGTGTATGACCTATGGGCATCCCGTCAGCAATAGAACGGTGGATAGTATTGTGGATGGATTGGAACTTGACGAAGTGCTAGAATTGACCCGCTTGGTGTGCTTGGACGGATATGGAAAGAATCTGGAAAGTTTTGTGATTTCCAAATCGTTTGAGTGGATGAAGAAGCATGACCCCAAGGTGAAAGTCTTGGTCAGTTATGCTGACCCCGAACAAGCACATACCGGCGGGATTTATCGGGCAACGAATTGGCTGTATCAAGGATGTGGGTATTCCAAGTTGATGCCAGATTTCAGTATCCGAATCAATGAAGATGACCTCTGGACGCATAGCCGTACCGTTGGAGCCCGTTGGGGTAATAAGTCGGTGGATAATCTGGCAAAGACTATTGGTCAAACCTTCTATAGAAAAGAAGAAACGGCAAAACATCGGTATATCTATTTCCTTTGTGGGAAGAAGGAACGGAAACGGATGATAAAGGAATTAAAGATTCCCGTGTTCGGATATTCAGAAATCAAGCCGTATACCCAACTGATTCAGAAGGTGCATGTAAAGGATGGAGTAGTTGAACGTATTGAAATCCTGCAAGGGGTTGACAATGGCTGGTCAAACAAACAGATTGTAATGCAGGAGGATGAAGATGGCGAAGACTCTATTTGACCACATTAATGCAATTTATCAAGACCAGAAGAAGAACTATTTCGCTGGATTGGACGATGGGGAGAAACGGACCTATAGTAACTATATGGTCAACCGATTCCTCAGTATGAACATTCATCAGCTTCCGCTGGTCAATGAGATACAAAAATACAATTTACCATCCGATGTTCACTATTTATTCTTTGCGACCACGATTCCTCGCGGGAAGCAATATAACAAATATGTAAAGTCAAAGAACGAAACCAAGTATGAAGGTTGGTTAGTCACACTGGTTTCGAAGCATTTTACTGTGTCTGAAAGTGAAGCGATGATGTATTTGGATATTTATTATGGGGAACATAAGGACGCCCTTCGGAGTTTATGTGAGGGGTATGGAATCGATAACAAAACACTAAAGAAAGCTAAGCTATGACAGTAGCAACAGCAGAGAGAATGGTTACTATGGTTAAATTGACTTGGGCAGAATACTTCCGAAAAATCGCACATACAGTTAAACTGAAGTCGAAGGATAAGACTACCCAGATTGGTGCGGTTATTGTCGGTTCCAATAATGAAATCCGTTCTACGGGATACAATTCATTTCCACGTGGGATTGAAGATTTCCGTGAAGAACGGCAGGAACGTCCAGAGAAATATTATTGGATGGAACATGCTGAGCGAAATGCAATTATCAACGCCGCTCGTATTGGTGTATCAACCGACCGTTGTATTTTATTCCTAACGTGTGACATTCCATGCGTTGATTGCACTCGTGCGATTATCAATTCTGGAATCAAGATTATATTCTGTGAACGTGGTGAAGGGGCAAAGGGTGACCACTGGAACGAACATACCCAACGTAGTATACAGATGTTACAAGAAGCAAAGTGCACCGTTCATTATTATGGTGAAATAAAACCTTTTATTAATATTGGTGAACTACAATGAGTAACGGAAAAGGTGATAGCCCACGCCCGCTGAGCGTGGACGCTGAGACATATAAGAGCAATTGGGAACAAACATTTGGAAACACACCAGAAAAAGCACAAGCTCGTATATCAGAATCATTACACGAAATTCAACAAGAAATTAATCGACTCAGAGATATAGTTGATAACTGTGAATATAGCGGATTACCCAACACCTCATCATACGAGGTTCACGGTGAACCTTTATAGAAATCGTAAAGTAGAAAAAACATCTAAAGGTTATCGGTATGTATTGTTACAAGATGCACCAAACTCTATTCATCTTACGATACAAGATGGAGACAAGGCAATCTATGACCATCTTGCTAATTTACAATCCGAAGAAGATTTAAACAATAGAATTTCCACATTAGAAACAGAATTCACCGCATGGGTAACCAAAAATGAAGCCATTAGTTAAATACCTCACCGAAGAAGATGCAATCGCCCGTGTAGGCAAGGGATGGGAGTCTCTTGTTCGTCGTGTTTATAATGCAAAGGTTGGGTTGGGGGTTCCTGTAGGAATTATCCAAGTAAAGGAAAAATGGGGTGGCCTTCGTATATATACTGAATATTACGTCCGTGAAATAGAAGATGTTATTACCGAAGTGGGACGAAAGAGTTTAGAGATTTGTGAACAATGTGGTTCTCCTGCGGGATTGGTGAAGAAGGGAACGTGGTATCAGACCCGATGCGAAGAGCACAGAGGCGATTGGACACCAGTAGAACAGTAATAATAGTTTATAATAGACCCCGAAAGGGGTCTTGACTTTTACGCCTCATTTGAGTATATTTCATGTGTCTATTATCCAAAGGTTATTTATGAACAAAGTATCGTACAGTCAGTATACAACGTGGGCAAATTGCCCAGAGTCTTGGCGCTTGAAGTATGTCGAGGGTCACAAGATTGATGATTCCTCCATCCATACCATTTTTGGTACCGCCATGCACGAAGTCATTCAAGAGTGGCTCGACATTCTTTTCAACAAGAGTGAATCATTTGCAAATGGTATAGACCTTGATGACAATCTAAAGACCAAGTTTCATGCGCTTTTCAAGGAAGCCGTCAAGGAAGTTGATGGGGTCAAGGTGTTTCCGTGTGACCGCCCAACATTAGAAGAGTTCTACCACCAAGGCACACAGATTTTGTCGTATGTTCAGGCGAATCAGAAGAAGCTGTTCCCGAATCAGAATACCACGCTTGTTGGCATCGAATATCCGATTGATGTAGAGGTTCGTCCCGGCGTGAAGTATGTGGGGTTCGTAGACATCGTTACGAAGAACGAACGGACAGAACTCATTACTCTTTATGATTTAAAGACCAGTCGTGCCGGATGGACGCAGGCACAGAAGTCCGACAAGACTAAGATTAGTCAGTTGCTTCTCTACAAGAAGTTTATCTCTGAGCATTTCAACGTACCGCTAGAATCGGTTCGAGTTGAGTATATTATTCTGAAGCGTACCATTTCTGAGAATTCTCCGTATCCGATTCCGCGTGTCAGTCCGTTCGAACCGCCGCACGGAAAGCCGTCAATCAATCGGGCATGGACAGACTTTGAGAATTTCTTGACAGATTGTTTCAACGAGTCTGGTCAGTATAAGACTGATACGATTAAACATAAGGCAAGTAAGAGTGCCTGTAAGTATTGTGTATTCCGTGAACGTAAAGACCTTTGCAAGTACGGGGTGTAAAATGGAAAACCCGATGGTGAACTATAGCAAGATTATCGCTAATACGGCTAGTAACCATTACAATGTGCGGGATGAGTACAAGAACAATACAGTTGAACAGAATGTTGCCATCACGATGAGTGAGCAACGCAGGTTTTCCGTGGGATGTATCAATATCACGGGGGAACTGAATATCGGAATGATGATTCGTTCGGCGTGTCTTTTAGGTGCAGAAAACTTTTATATCTTTGGGCGAAAGAAATTTGATAGCGGTCTACCGTAGGTGCCGAGAAATACATTAATATCGTCCAATATAATTTTGATGACCCGATACACGCTGACGAATCAATCAACGAACGGTTGGAATATCTGTTGAAGTGGAATAGTGTCGTATTGTGTGAACACGGTGGTACAGAGATTGGGTCACATAAGGCTCGTCTATTGTACAAGGAAGAACTGGAAAATCCGTTGTTTATCTTCGGTTCAGAAAGTCACGGATTACCTATCGCCGTTGCAGAGAATCCGCACTTCTACAAGATGTCCATTCCGCAACGTGGTGTTCTCAGGTCGTTCAATGTGAGTGCCGCGATGAACATCATCGTGTGGGATTATGTCAAGGAGATGTATCTGTGAAGAAACGTTATAAGCAAATGATTGATACCCGTCGAGTGTATCAACTTGAAACAGATATGTACTATGACCGCCGTTTTGCGTATATCACGAAGCAACGGTCATTGGGTTATCTGGTACGATATGCCAAGAAGATTTGGAAGGCGGAGAAGATTAAAAAGGAAATACCTCTTATCCGATTCGGTAAGGGGTTGCAGAAGTATAGTTGGTGTGATGGGGAGATATTAGAACTTGCCCCAACCCAACGGGACATCTTGACTCTCATACATGAGTTGGTTCATGCGATTGGATATGATGACCACGATAAGAACTTTGCGGCAAAAGAGTTGGTCTTACTTGCGAAGTATACCTCTGTGAAGGTTGACGCATTACATGAAATGTTTGAGGTTATGATATGATGAAGAAGTTAAAGGAAGCATCAGTACTGTTCTTTATCCAGATATTGAGTTATTCTATCTGGTGTATTAACTTTCGTGCTGTTGCCGATACCCATTACCACACAGCGGCAGTAAGTGATTTCTTAATCGCTTCTATTCAGTTCTTTGTGATTCGTAAGATTGCACACGGACAAGACCAATTCCACCAATGGGCAGGATATGCACTTGGGTCGGTGGTCGGAAGTTATGTAGGGATCTGGATTTCGGCAACCTTCCTCGGGGGATAAGATGGATATCTTTGTCGCAATAGGAATAATATTACTTGCAATATTTTTGACCCGTTGGATTATGGGTCCAAGTTATTGTATATGTCCATATTGCGGTCATACAATACGTCCATATGTAGTTCATAAGTGTAAGGGTCACAGAGTTACGTGTAAGTAAGGAGACAGTATGCCCCGTAAAAAGAAATTGGAACGTGTAGATTCGCTACGGTTGGACTTCAACGGAAAAATGCTCATACTGATTGATACTGATGAGTGGGGTCCGATTGAATTTAACGTGAACGATAAGGAAACCGTACTGGAAGTCATGCGGACATTAATTAACTGTAGCGATAATAATTGGTCAGTTGATTCGTATACTAAGACTGAAGCAAAGAAACTTAAAAAGATGGTAGACAAATGAATTTACTATTAGGCGATATTCACGGGAATGCTGGAGTATTAAAAGAAGCGATAGCAGTCGCTAAAGAAGCACACGCTACCTCTATTGTTCAGCTTGGAGACTTTGGGTTGTTCCCAGATACCGAAGCGTGGTTCCGTGAAAATACAAAAGATGCACATATTCCAATTTATTTTATTGATGGGAATCACGACGATTGCCAACGCTGGGTAGAGTGTGACACCATAACCCAAGTATGGGATGACCGTAATTTGTTTTACATTCCACGCGGTACCGTAATGGAGTTAGACCATAGAACGGTCGCCGTGATGGGCGGGGCGTCTAGTATTAATAAGGCTTGGCTACTTCGTGATGGGCAGCATTGGGATGCAAACGAGGATATCACAGAAGCTCAGATTTCTCGTTTATTGAAGAATGCTGAAGGGAAAACGATTGATATGTTTTTTACTCATTGTCCACCACATTCAGTTATCCAACAAAACTTTGACCCGCTATGGAAGTTACACTTTGAAGTGAGCATTGACTGGACTGACCCAAATCAACTTATCATAGAGGATTTGTGGCATAAATTGGGTACTACTGACATATACTCTGGGCATATGCATAAACGGGTGCAGGGTATAAATTATAGAATTGTAAATATAAATGAGCTTTTGGCAGTTTAAGATGATACTTATCTATAGAATTCTATAGAAAGGTAATTGTTATGGCTAAAAAGAAAATCAACAAAAATACTACCATTCAAGTTAAGACTGATATCTACGAACACGTTAAGCAGTTCTGTAGTCAACGTGGGATGCTTATTTCCTCACAAACAGAATTCTTGTGGGTTAATCTGATATCATCTAGTATGAGCGGCAGTATTTCTTTATAAGGATGAAATATATGAGACAAGGTTATTTACCAAAAAATGAACGCAAGAAAATCCTCCTACTCTCGGATGACCTACGGGTTACATCTGGCGTAGGAGTAATGTCAAGAGAAATAGTCGAAGGTACTTGCCATCGGTATAATTGGATACAAGTTGGTGCAGGCGTAAACCATCCCGATGCCGGCAAAATCCTAGACCTTTCAGAAGCACTAAAGAGTGAAGTGGGAGTAGATGACCCCTATGTTCGCATTTATCCATATAACGGATATGGTGATAGTCGGTTGATTCGCACATTAATTGAAACAGAAAAGCCAGATGCTATTCTGCACTTCACCGACCCCCGCTATTGGATTTGGCTCTACCAGATGGAACACGAACTCCGTCAAAAGATGCCGCTGATGTATTACAACATTTGGGACGACCTTCCATATCCTATGTACAATCAAGGGTATTATATGTCGTGCGATTCACTATTCTCAATTAGTAAGCAGACATATAATATTAACAAGCAAGTACTCGGACCACGGAACCCGCGGCATCTTGCTTATATCCCACACGGCATTAACACCAAGCGGTATCACTCACTTCCAGTTGATGACGCTGGTATGTTGGAAACTCGTAAGAAGTTATTTGGTGAAGCCGAAGTCGATTATGTTATCTTCTATAATAGTCGGAACATTCGCCGGAAGCAGACATCGGATATCATCTACGCCTTCAAGGTATTTATGTCGAAGCTCACACCAGAGCAACGTGAAAAAGTACGCTTAGTTCTCCATACACAGCCCGTGGATGACAACGGGACGGATTTACCAGCGGTCATTCGGGATGTGACGCCTGAAGTGCAGAAGTATATCATATTCTCTGCTGATAGAGTGGAAGCAGGATTCCTCAACCATCTGTATAATATCGCTGACGTATCTATCAATATGTCCAGTAACGAAGGATTCGGATTGGGTACGTGTGAAAGTATTGTGGCAGGTACTCCTATCATTGTCAACGTGACCGGTGGATTACAAGACCAATGTGGATTTATGGACGAGGAAGGAAACTACCTTGACCCAGATAAGCATTTCACCTACGAATGGGGTAGCAATCACGATGGTCGGTACAAGAAGCACGGGGAATGGGCGTTCCCAATGTTCCCATCGAATCGCTCATTACAAGGGTCACCGTTGACTCCATATATCTTCGACGACCGTGCCTCGTTCGAAGACGCAGCAGACCGTATGATGGAAGTCTATAATATGTCACGTGAAGAACGTAAGCGCCGTGGTGAGCTCGGCCGTCAGTACGCTTTGGGAGCTGGTCAATTTACCGCAGAACGTATGTGTGAATTGTTTATAGAAAATATTGATAAGGGATTCCAAGAATGGGTTCCAAGAAGTAAGTTTGAATTAGTTAAGGCATAATAATTTTTACGATAGAGAGTATATTATGAATACCGAAGTTAAACCGTTATGTATAGTCCGTGCTCCATGCGCCACCCGTTCTGGTTACGGAGATATGAGTCGTGACATCATCCGACATCTTATTGAATATGATAAGTATGATGTTAAGGTTATCTCTGTGAATTGGGGTGAGACTCCAATGAACGCACTGAATCCAGATAATCCAAAGGATAAGATGATTATTGACCGTATCCTTACTCAAAATCTTATTCAAAAGCCAGACTTGTTTGTTACGATTACCATTCCTACAGAATTTGAAGCGTTAGGTAAATATAATATCGGTATCACGGCTGGTATCGAAACCACTGCCGCCTCTGCTCAATGGGTTGATGCTTGTAACCGAATGGATGCCGTGTTTACTATATCTGAGCATTCTAAGAATGTACTCCTTACTTCAAAGTATATGAGAACGGGCCCAAATGGAGAAAAGTTGGGTACACTTGAAGTAACCAAGCCAATCGAAGTTTTACATAATTGTATAGACCAATCAATTATGAAGAAGTTGGAATACGAAGCTGATATTCTTCCTTCGATTAAAACCGTGATGGAAACCATACCAGAAAAGTTCTGTTATCTTTTCGTTGGTCATTGGCTCCGTGGGGACTTTGGAGAAGATAGAAAGAATGTATCATTCTTGGTACGGGTATTCCTTGAAACATTTAAGCAAACCAAGGTAGCACCCCCGGCTCTTATTCTAAAGACCAGTGGTGGTGGGTTCTCCATTCTTGATAAGCGAGAAATGTTGAATAAGATAGACACTATCCGTAAGCAAGTAGTATTAGAAGAAGGTCAACCTATGCCAAATATTTATTTATTGCATGGTGAATTGACCGATGATGAAATGAATTCGTTGTATAATCACCCGAAGGTAAAGGCACACGTTAGTTTGACGAAGGGCGAAGGGTTTGGTCGTCCATTACTTGAAGCATCTATTAGTGGTAAGCCAGTTATCGCTTCGGGCTGGAGTGGTCATATGGACTTTTTAAACCCAGAAGATGCTGTACTGGTCGGCGGTGAACTTAAGCCTATCCACGAAAGTTCAGTATGGGATAATGTCTTGATTAAGGAATCGTCTTGGTTCGCTCCAGACTTACAACAGTCTGCTAATGCACTCGCTGCAGTCTTTATGGAATATGATGCGTTCCATAAGAGAGCAAAGAAGTTGGGGAAGGAAAACTTTAAGAAGTTCTCCTACAAGGCAATTCAAAAGCGTACGTGGGAACTCCTCGACAAGTACGTACCAGAATTCCCTAAGCAAGTTCAATTGGTTTTACCGAAGTTAAAAAAGATTGAATTACCCAAAAAGCAAGGTGAATAATGCCACTACGTAGTGAACGCAGATTTATCAGTCTCAGTAACGTACAATCTGGGATGATGATTCAATTTAACTACTCCAAGAAGTCCGGTGGGAGCGGTCAGTATGTTGTATTGGTCGTAGACCCGAATCGTAAAAATGACCGAGCTACGGAACCACAACTACACGGGTTCGTCATAGATGAATTGTCTGACACTGAATTGCTAGAATTCTTTGCATCTTTTCGTAAGAGTACTTCTCTGGACTATGAAGATAGAAAGAAGAGTGTGGTCGAGGGATTAAACACAGATGAAGCATACGAAACATTTGCGGCGTCGAAGTATGTTAAAGACCGCTCATACAGAACATTTAATTTAAGTGGGATGACTCAAGTACGTCAGATTTTGATTGGTTCAGTTGAAGATTAGTCTATTTATAGATATACCCTTTAACGGTACCGACATGCTGAATTCTGATAAGGAACGACCAAAGAAGTTTCCGATTTTAGATTTAGATGTATTGACTGAAAAGAAAACTTGGTGGGTGGTCTGGGAATATATTTTCTCTGGAAAACTCCGCCAACCGGATGATATAGATAAAAGTTGAGAGTGTTATGATTGATGAGAACGAGCAGATATGTCCACAAGAGGATTGTGTACCTGCGGAAGAGCTACCTTCGGTTATGCAGATGGCAAAGAATTTGTTTAACGATGGTAGTAAAATCGTTGGTAATGCAGTAAAAGGAAATAAAACGTTAGTTGAGGATGTGGTTCGTAACGAGCGATGGTCTACTTGTTTGAGTTGTCCTAAACTAAAAAATGATAGATGCGTGGAGTGTGGATGCTTTATGAAGGTTAAAGTGGCGTTCGTCACCTCCAAATGTCCAATAAATAATTGGTAATATATTATGAAAAAGGTTACATTTATATATGCGTACGAGCCGACTGAAGTTTGGTCTACGCCGTTGTCCTTGATTGAAGAATTCAAGGGCAGAGGATGGGAGGTTGAGATAGTATCCATAGGAAGTAATCGCACGGGTATCTATCACGATAACAATCTCCGTGAATGGGTAGAGTCCAAGCCGCACACTGATATGGTATTATTTATGGATTGGGGACGGTTTGATTCCCCATATTTAAATAAGGACTTGGTTCCCGCTGTGTGGGTACAAGAAAGTGGAGATGACCCACAGAATTATGCTAGAAATTTTCCCAAAGCATCCAGATTCCACTTAACACTTACTCCTGATTATACTTCCTATCAATCCTACACAGTGGCTGGTATTAATGCTCTGTGGTGGACACATTTTGCGGATACCAGACTCCACGTTCCTATGGATGTGGATATAGAGTACATAGCCGTTACTAGTCGTGGATTAGGCGGCAGTCAATTCCTTGACCATCTTACTCACCATTCGGATGGCATGATTGGTAATAAAAACGGTATGATTGGTATAGAACATACTAAATTCCTACAAAGTGGCTTGATGGTAGTACAAAACAGCCGTTGGGGAGAAGTTACCCGTCGTCTCTTTGAAGCTATGGCGTGCGGCAGAATGGTATTAACGGATAGATTAGATACCTCACGTAAATTAGATGAATTATTTACAGATAAGGTAGATATCGTATATTACAATGATATGGCGGATTGTATCAACTTAATGAACTATTATGCAGAGAATCACGAAGAACGTGAGGCTATAGCACAACGTGGTAGACTTAAAGTTTTGAACGGACATACGCAGGTTCAGCGGGTAGACACGTTACTGAGGGCTGTCGGGTTATGAACAAATTACCTATCGGATTAGGCATATTAGCTTGGCGGTCTGGACAAACGCTTATTGATACTCTAGCGACCTATCACGAAAATGGATTGTTTACGATGGTGGAAGATGCAGTAATCTTATTTCAAGAGTTCTCTGAAACTGATAAGATGATTGCGGAACACTTTGAGGTACGGTATATTCCATTAGAAAATAACATCGGTATAGGAAAGGGATTTATTGAACTAGCTAAGAACACCAATCAGCCGTATTTTATGACATTGGAGCATGATTGGAATCTTATCGAAAACTTTATTACAACATTCGGTCGGCTACAATCTGGTATACACTTACTACAGAACGGATTTGATTGTGTACGGTATCGGCATCGAAAGTCTCCTGGATTCCCGCACTTCAGTTTCCGTCATCAAGGAAATGAACTCACATACTACGATGAAGAGATTGGATGTACCTCTCCGCATCTATTAGACGCAGTACATTGGACAGAACATCCTAACGTTGCATTCTCTCCACTAATTGATAAACAAGAAGAGTACTATACTACAACAAGTAGATATGGTAACTGGACTAATAATCCATGCTTGTACAGTACGCAATTTTATATGGACACGGTTTCTCAGTTCTCTGGCGATGGTATTGCTCTCGAAGGTAACATCTCTAAATGGTGGGCACAACAACAATTCAAGGTTGCTCACGGAGAGGGGTTGTTTATGCATCTGGATAAAGTAAAGTATGGCAGATAAACGTATAGCATTAATATTGTCTGGTAAGTCTCGGAGTGGAATGTTCTGTTTTCCGTATATCTACGACGCCTTCTTAAACAACAATTATAATGTAGATGTGTTCGTTCACACGTGGGATGATTATCGGGTATTGGACTTATATAAACCAAAGCAAATATTGATTGAACGTAATGAACAAGAAATTTTAGAATACTTGTTTCGGCAATTAACGTTATCAAACACTATGAGTTTTGAAGGAAGAATTGACAACGTTTTGCTAATGTATTATTCTTTAAAGCGGTCATTCGATATTATTGATGAACCATATGATTATGTAATTCGTAGCAGATTCGATGTCATTATTCAAGATAAATTTAATATCGAACCAATCATTACCGAATTAGAAGAAGATAAATATGACATCTTCATTCCAGATGAAGTGTTTAATTTCGGTGGATATCAAGATAGAGTAGCAATTGGTAAGTTCGAAGCAATGAAAACATATTGCGATACCATAGTAAATATCAACAGTATTGCTACCAGCATCAATCGGTGGCACCCAGAAACTTTCTTAAAGCACCAACTAGATTCAGAACAAATTCGAGTAATGCAGCGTGATATCAATCACCGACTAGTACGTAGTAGTAGTGTTGTTACCAATTGGCCAGAAAATCCATTTAAATTCTTAGATTTATAATTGAGGGAAGTATGAAAGTAAAAATCGATGTCGGTGCAAATAGAGGCGCAGAAACAAAAGAGATGGCAGCAGATGGGTCAATCGTTTATGCGTTTGAACCAACGTGGGAATTAATTACACAACATTTATGGCCACTTTCTTTTGAGAACTCTAATATTAGAATCATACCATTTGCAGTAGATGTGGAAAATTCATTTAAGAAGTTCAATGTTGCTGGATTTGGAGATTGGGGCTGCAGTAGCTTGCATGATTTTGCAAAGGACATTCATCAGAAGTGGCCCGACCGCCCAGACTTTCAAGTGACACATGCATATATTGTTCCGACGATAACCCTATTCGATTTCTGTACATTGTATCAAATTGATGAGATTGATGAATTGCATATTGATGCACAAGGTAATGATTTGAATGTTTTAAAGAGTCTGGGAAGTAAGGTCGATATAGTAAAGCAAGGCGTGGTTGAGGCAGCTAATGCGGTCAACCTTTACGACAACGTAAACAATCGAATCGAAGATGTCAGAAAGTTTTTAACTGACAACGGGTTTGAAATTTATAGTGAAACTCAAAATGATTGGTTATCTGCTGAGATGAACGTACACTTTAAGAGGAAGTCTCATGACTAAATTAATTATATTTGATTTGGATGGGGTATTAGTAGAAGCGAAAGAGATTCATTATGAAACTCTAAATTCTGCTATTGTTGATGTGACCGGCAATTCTAATATGGCAATTTCGTGGGATGAGCATCTCTCAACATATGACGGATTAAAAACTAATGAGAAGCTAGAAATGCTCACCGAACGGAAGCAGTTAGACTCATCATTCCATAAGCAAATTTGGGAACGTAAGCAAAAGTACACGCTAGACGCATTATCTGACCTCCCACAAGATAAACGGCTCCAAGAGATATTCGCTTCATTAAAATCTGACGGATATATGACTGCATGCTGTTCGAACTCTATTCGTCGGTCTGTATTGACGATGTTATCCAAACTAGGATTAATAGAGTATATGGACTTAATCATTTCTAATGAAGATGTCAAAAACAGCAAGCCTCATCCAGAAATGTACTGGAAAGCGATGAGTATGATGGGTGTTCTTCCAGAAGAAACGTTAATAGTTGAAGATTCTCCTCCTGGGTTATTAGCGGCATCCAGAAGTCGTGCAAATATATTAAGAGTAAATAACCCGCGTGACTTGACAAAAGAAAAATTATATGATAAGTTACAAGAGAAGAAGTCTTTTACAATTCCTAAATGGCAAGGTGGTAAGATGAACGTATTAATTCCAATGGCAGGTGCAGGTAGTAGATTCCAACAGGCCGGCTATACATTTCCAAAACCCTTAATTGATGTTCGTGGAAAGCCAATGATTCAAGTGGTTGCTGAGAACTTGAATATTGACGCCACATTTATTTATGTGGTGCAAAAGGAACATCGTGAGAAGTATAATCTTGATACGTTACTCAATCTCATTACACCAAATTGCAAAATTGTGGAAGTGAATGGCATGACCGAGGGCGCGGCATGTACTACCTTACTCGCCAAAGAACACATCAATACAGATGAACCCTTATTGATGGCAAACTCCGACCAGTTTGTTGAGTGGGATTCTAACGAGTTTATGTACAAGATGGTGGAACAAAACCTTGATGGGGGTATTGTAACATTTAGAGCTACCCACCCTAAGTGGTCATTTGCTAAGGTGGATTCCCAAGGGTATGTGACCGAAGTTGCCGAAAAGAATCCCATTTCGGATATAGCGACGGTTGGTATCTATTATTGGAAGCGGGGGTCTGATTACGTAAAGTTTGCCGAACAGATGATTGAAAAGAACATTCGAGTAAATAACGAATTCTATGTCTGCCCCGTGTTCAACCAGGCACTTGAATCTGGTTTGAAGGTTAAGCCATTTGATGTACCCAAAATGTGGGGACTCGGAACCCCAGAAGATTTGAAGTATTTCTTAGAAAACCAGCAGTAATTTGTATGAAAGTAGCATTACTGTTGTCAGGGTTAGCCCGTAAGGTAGAAGATGGATATAATGCAACGTGGAAGCATGTTATAGAAAATTATGACACCGATGTTTATCTACACGCATGGAAAGATGAGGAATGGGAAAGGGTACCACAGATATACGACAACAAGGTGAAATCATTACAAATACAAGACCCATTCAAATTTACCCATTTTAAGCAAGGTATTTCATTACCACACAAAGATACATCAAGACCGCTTCCACAATACGATGTGATGAGTTGTTTTAGACAGTTCCCTATGGTCTATAGTTGGCAAAAGACATATCAGAATCTATATGACACAAATATTTCATACGATTTTGTTATACGGAGTCGGTATGATATGGGAGTAAATAGTCCGATTGATTTACATTTGCTTGACAACGACTTAATATATCACGGACTTGGTGGGGCACATTACGATGACAATCTCTGCATAGCAAATCATATGCACTCAGAAATATTATTCCATAATGTATTTGATAAATTAATAGAATATTCTAGAGAAACTGGAATTTTAAATAGTGCAGAATCAAGCTGGACTATGATACTCAATAGAGCTGGACTACTTGATAAAGTACGTTCAACCCATCTACTGGCATTCAAATTGTTTAGAGATAACTGGTTATGGTGGGGCGATGAGAATGGAAATATAATTTCGGAAAGGAAACTTACCTAAGCTTAAGAGAAAACAGATTATGGTATCAAACAATATCCCTTTATTTAAAGTTTGGATGAACCCACTAGCGAAAGAAGAAGTCGCAAAGGTATTAGACAGTGGATACATTGGACAGGGCCCTAAGGTCGATGAATTTGAAGAACAACTTCGTCAGTACTTGGGGGTCGAGCATTTAGTTACACTGAACTCTGGTACATCTGGACTACATTTAGCGTTACATATGTTAAAGCAACCATACGTGCTGGTAGACGGATATAGTGAAATTGATTGGCCGGGATTGAATGTCGGTGATGAAGTACTTACCACCTCGTTGACCTGTACCGCTACAAACTTTCCGATATTAGCCAACGGGTTAAATATTAAATGGGTTGACCTCGACCCGACTACGTTGAATATGGACTTGGATGATTTGGAACGTAAGCTCTCTCCAACCACCAAAGTAATCATAGCCATGCATTGGGGAGGATACCCATTAGATTTGGACAGATTACAACTTATCAAGAAAAAGTGTAAAGAGAAGTTTGGGTTCTCACCAGTTATTTTACAAGACTGTGCTCATGCGATGGGTTCTTTATATAAGAACAAGAGTCTCGCAACTTACGGTGACTTAACTATGTACAGTCTCCAAGCTATTAAGCATATAACATCGGTGGATGGTGGTATCTTAGTAGTTCCTCCTCACTTGAATAAGCGGGCACGGCTTTTACGTTGGTATGGAATTGACCGTGATGAAAAGGGACGTACGGATTTTAGATGCGAGGCAGATATCCCAGAGTGGGGATTCAAGTTCCATATGAATGACGTATGTGCTACTGTTGGTATGGCAAACTTACAAGATGTAAATCATATTGTCGATACCCATAAGAGTAACGCAAAATACTACGACACAAATCTTTCGGATGTCTCTGGAGTGACGACCTTAACTAGACATCCAGAACGGGATTCAGCATTCTGGATTTATAGTATGTTGGTGCAAGATAGACCTGGGTTTTACCGCTGGATGAAAGAGTGCAACATCACGGTATCTCAGGTACACGAACGAAACGATAAGCACAGTGGATTACAACAGTTTAAGACTGAGCTTCCAGTATTGGATAGAACTATTGGTAATGTTGTTTCTATTCCGGTCGGCTGGTGGGTAACCGAGGAACAACGTGAATATATCGTTGATTGTATAAAGAAGGGCTGGTAATGTTGTTATTTCGTCCAATCACCGTAGACGATGCCCCGTTTATTAATAGGGTTCGTAATGGGTATGCTAAAGAATTCTTACACACTGACAAGACATTCACGTTGGAAGAAACCGTTGCGTGGATAGGACTGGCAACCAATAACATTCCATACTGGATAATAGAGTTGGATAGAATTGTCGTAGGATATTTTAGATTGAGTATCCAAGAAGATAAACTTTATATTGGCGCGGACATAGCACCAGAACACACGGGAAAGGGTATAGCAAAACAATCTTATAAATTCTTCATTCCATTTGTTTTGGAAAAGTACAATACAAACGAGTTGTATTTAGAAGTATTATCAACCAATCACAGAGCAAAACGTTTGTATGATTCATTGGGGTTTGTTGAAATCAGCAGATACCCTATGGAAAAAAATGGTGAATCTATTGAATCTATCGTAATGAAATATGAAAATAGGAATTAATTTAGTAGGCGTTTCTTACAATGACGGGATGTTTGGTCGGTATAGAAACTATGAAGATGCCGTAGGTGGATTTTTTGCAAATGTGGTGACCCCTTTACGTGACGAGGGGCACGACATATATTTCTATTTGTATAGCTACGATAGCCAAAAGAAGAATGACATCTTGAATACGTACACACCAGTAAAAAAGTCTGTGTTTGTTGATGCTGGGTTGAATAAAGTTGGTGGTGGGGATAAGCTACCGAATGGACTTAAGGTTATTTCTAACTCGTACATTAATAGTTTAAATCAATTACTTGGCGAAGATTTAGATTTAGTAATCTCTACCAGATATGATATCAACTTCTTCAAGAACCCATTTAAAGAATACCACTACGATTTCACAAAGTGTAACTTTTTGTGGAGAGAGCCGGAGTTCATGCATATCCCGATTGTCAACGACACGTTCATCGTATTTCCATATAGCATGACACAGAACTTAATAAATGCTATTTTTGAAATGGAGGTCAATCCGCCGTATGGAGTTGGAGTGGCTATGCACAATATCTTTGTTACAATGGCAAATCAAGTCGGTATAGAAAACGTCAGATGGGTATGTGACGAATTTAAAACCGCAACACAAAACAATCTTTATAAATTGATGAGAAACGAATAATGAGTAAACCGATTAGTGCGTTCTTGTGGGCATGGAGAAACTATGAAGCGGGGTCAAAGTCTTTACGTAGTTTACGGAGATTTTATCCAGACGCAGATTTGTTTATTCAAGTTGACTACGAAGGTGATGTAGAAAATTATACAAAGATAGCTGAACAACTTGATGCTACTGTAAATCGTAATGCGTTTCAATTAGGGTATTGTGGTGATTTCGGTTATGTAACGGTCGGTCGTACTCATTGGCCAAGAACCCATTCGTTTGAATGGTTAAATAATTTGTATAAGGCTTGTTGTTCTACGGATTCAAAGTATATGATTATTCTTGAAGAGGATGATTTTATTTTACGTCCGATAACTTTACTCCAGCAAGACTTATCAATTGCTATACATCCTACTTGTCCTTCACCCACCGGTATTAACAGACCAAACAAGATTGATGGGAGACTGTTAGAATATTCTAAGCAACGAGGTGGGATAAGCGAAGCGCCTGGGTATGGGGCAGGAGGCGGTGCCTTTGTTAACCGAGAGCATTACATATCCGCATGGGAACGCTGTAAGGAAGAGTTGTGGAATGATTATGATACCTTAGCGGGGTATAGTCATATAGTTGGATGGCAAGACTTTATCGTTCAATATGTAATGATGTTGGGTGGATACCCAGTAATACAAAATCCATATCTTGCCGAGCATTGGGAAGTTGGAGAACGGTGGGACACATTCGAAATCATCACGGGATTTAAAAACCATACATTGGTAGAAATATAATGAAAATAGCCATAATAGGATGTATAACAAAATACGGTGTGGATGATATCAAACCTTACGTAAATTCCATCGCAAAGTCTGGATTTACGGGAAAGAAGATTATGTTGGTATATGATGTTCCAGAAGCCACCACACAGTTTTTAAATGACAGTGGTTGGGAAGTCTATGAGGGACAACTACAGCAACACATCATCGTACAGCGGTTCCACGATGTTAGCCAGCTGTGTAACTTATTGGATGATGATGTTCTCATATGGACCGATGTTAAGGACGTTATATTCCAACAAGACCCCACGGAATGGTTAGCGAAGAATATGAAAAAGCCCATACTAGCTACGTCAGAAGCCATCACCTTCAAAGATGAAGAGTGGGCAGTAGTAAATGCTGGGACATCCTTCCCAGAGGAATGGGAGTCTCTACAACACAAGCCTTCGTATTGTGCTGGAACCATCGTTGGTCAGCGTGAATATATCAGAGATTTATTCAATGAAATATATCGGTGGTCATTAACCACCAGTAACCCATCTCAACTAAGTGACCAAGCCGCATACAATGTGTTAATTAACTTAAAACACTTTGAGAATGATGTACAATTTGTAAAACAGAATGAGGGGCTAGTGGTTCATATGGGAGTGTCGTGGATTAAACGGCATACCCATACGGATAAACTTTTAGAGACACCACCTTTTGTTTCTGTTGATTGGACGGTAACCTCTGAAAACTCTGATACGTTTTGTATCGTGCATCAGTACGACCGTGACCCACAATTAAAACAATATTTACTTAAAAAGTATGCTTGAGATTGTTATCTTTATCCTGCCCACGGAGTTAAGTGAACTACGAACTACTATTAAACGGTTGCGGGAATCTGCCAAGTTATTATTTCCACAACACCGACATCGATTTAATGTAATTATGGGCGTATCTGATGAAATCGTGGATTGGTCACGGAGTGAATGGACACGGCAACAATGTAAAGAAGAATTTGAAGATATCGCTAAATTGGTAGATTGGACAGAATCAAAGTTCACGGTGTCTACCACTATCAACGGATGTACCACAGCTAGAAAGCACAAGGCGTTTGACACTAACGCAACTTGGTATTTGTGGTTGGATGTCGATATTATTTTCCCAGAAGAAACATTATATACAACATTTAATTCTGTTGAAATAATAGAGGATGCTGGAATTAATAAATTTGTATTGACTCCATCAACGGTTCGGCTGTGGGACAGTACATGGGATTGTCTGGTATCTCCCAGATTCCTTGATAAGCCATTGGGGTATGAACGGCAAAACAATCCATATGAAGATGCCGTCTTGTCTAATATAACAGAATTTACTTTATCAGAAGTGCGTAACACTTCACAAGGGCAACCCTATATGAAATTTGCGGGTGGGTGGTTTACGATAATATCGCATGCCCTCTTGACAACCGTTCCAATTCCAGATAGCTTTAGTCATTATGGATTAGAAGATACATATATTATGTGGGGAACGCACATACTCAGCGACCCCAATATAAAGCAATTTAGAAATGAAGAACTTGTTGTGTGTGAGAATTATTTTGACCGTGATGTTTATTTAAAAAATAAGATTAAATTAATTGACCGGCGTGAAGAATATAAGAATCACAACACACAAATGTTTAATATAGAGTTGAACAATCTTTTAAGAGGTTATAATGCAAATAGACTATGATTTCAAAAATCCAGATATCGTTGCACAAATAGAACGAGAATACCCTGAAATGATGGGCATGTACAAGCAGATTATGATGGAACAATATGAAACGTTCTGTCTGAAACAGTCCAACTATGGTCCCGGTAATATCTCTGTTGGTACCTCTCTCGTAACCCAAGAAGATATTAAGTTGTCGTTGACGGGACTCTGGTTCCGTATGAACGATAAGATTCAGCGGTTGAAGCAGCTAGTCGTATTAGGTAAGCAGGACAATGTGGGAGAGGCAGTGGAAGATACCTTCCAAGACCTATCGGTATACGGGGTCATCTGTCAGTTGGTTAATCGTGGTAAGTGGGCAAAATAACTTTATAATAGGAGAATACGTAATGCCGAAGTGGAGTTTTAATGGACGAATTGACGATGATGACTTTGAATTCGAAGATGATTTCAATGTAGACGAACAATACACGGGATTCCAAAAGATTGGCCGCCGGAGTCGTCAAGAGGAAGAGGCACGTGGTCAAAAGAAAAAGTCCAGCGTGAAACACCAAAAGCGTCCAGATAAAGAATAATATTACTATTTATTATAGTATCCTTTTCTGGTGAAATATGCGAAAGCTCCTAAAAGAATTCTTATCATACATTCGAGAAGAAAAAGTAGAACGTAAGCCTGGCACCGCTTGGCAAACGGCAGGTGGTATTTGGTATGGAAAAAATACCTCTGGGGAAACTCTAAAGACGGGTCGCGGGGAAACTGCAAAGGCAGCGGCTGAACGATTTGCAAAAGGTCTTGCTGCTCCAACTCAGGCCAAGGGGGAAGAACCCTCTACTGATAAAAAGGCGACGGCGGCTACCACACAGCCGACCACGACAAAAGTTGCGCAACCGCAACCTACGGCAAAGCCGGACGTACCACAAAGTCAAGAAGTTCCGATGTCCAACGCTCCCGGTAATATTCCCCCAAAGCCACTAACCAAGGGGTCTGCTGCCCGTGATGAGCAAATCTTAAAAGATACAGAAGTTGCGATGGAATCACGTGGATTTGATAGTCCTGATGAATCTACACGGTTCCAAACATTTACCAAATTGTGGAGAGCCTTTCTTGGTGCCCCATCATACGAAGAACAAGTTAACGCAGTCAGAGAAATGGCGAACTTGAAGATGATTGAGGGTGGAGCAAGTGGTAAAAAGATTTATATGACTCCTACCACCGGACTTACTCCAAAACATATGTGTGGACAAGCCGGAACCGCAGTCACCAAGCTAATGAGTCAAATTATCGCAGACGAAGGTATTGAAATTGGTATGCGTGGAAACGCTGCGGATAGAGCATTAGCAGATTTAAGTGGTAAGCATAATGAAGCAGGGGTAGCCGCACATTTATTCCCCAGTAAAGAAAATGAAGATGCGTATAAGAGCGTCGAAAGTAGATATAGTCAACTAGGCGGTGATGCTAAGGCAGCGGATGAACGTAACAAGCTTGCGGCGCAGGCTGTTCGTAATGCATTACCCCAAGGTGCAAAGATTACTAATTGTCTGCAAGTCGGAGGTGTAGGTAAAACTCGTTTGAAAGAATTGGGTATTGACCCAAAAACCGACCCAACGGATATTTTATTAGATTATGAAGTTGGTGGTAAGAAGGGTATTATGAAAATCTCGGCAAAGATTTATACCGACCCACGCAACATCACAATGAAAAATTCTGGCGTTAAGAAAGCTGGTGTGGACTATTTAGGAGAACCAGAAGGTGGTGCTATTGACCGAGCATGGCCTGATATGTTACGAAAGTATAAGTGGACTCCCGATACTCCAGACGAAGAAAAGGTAAAGTTAAAGTCAGCATTAAAGCAAGAATATCTTAAAAAGTACGCTGGAGAGATGGAAAAGCTTGCTAATACAAATGAAGGTCAAAAGCGTTTATTAAAAATGTGGAGAGCAGTTCACGGGTGTGGTAAAAACGTCCACACTTTAGTTATCAATAAATCTACAAACCAATCAGAGCTAAAGTCTCCATCACATTATTGCGAACCAAAGATTCCATTCAAAGTAAAATACGATGGAGTAAAGGTAGTGATTGAGATGAATACCGGTGGTCCACAGACATTACAAATTGATTTAAAGACTGAGGATAAGGGCAGTCCGAAATTATTGTTTAGACATATTGTAAGAGACAAAAAGTAATGGAAATTAAAAAAGAAATATTCAAGCGAGTCCCGCCGGGTGATCGGTGGGTAGCAGTTGACATCCCCGATGGATTGGTTTATACTCCATTAACAGAAGCCTTAGAGGCACATTTTCAACAGCACGGAACACGACAATTTTATATTGACGCGGTAGCAGGATATATTTATAAGGTAGACACCGCTCCAGACCCGGCGCCGGTAGTCAAACAATTTTCGATTTACGGGGATTATTAAAAATGAATATAATGGTTACGGGTGGAGCAGGATTCATTGGTACTAACTTAATTAAAAGATTACTCCGCGACGGGCATACAATAATCTCCGTTGACAATTATGATAGTGGATTGAAGAATAACGAACAGACTGGGGCTGCCTACGTAGCCGCAGATATAACCGATATCGTACGGTTAACATCAATAAAAGTTGATTTGTGTTATCATCTGGCAGCACTATCACGCATTCAACCATCATTTAAAAATCCATCAGAAACCTTCCGCGTCAATGTCAAAGGAACGGAAGCGGTGGCTGAATGGTGCCGCATCAATAATACAAAGTTAGTATATGCTGGGTCATCCTCTCGTTGGCATAATCCATACCAGTCCCCCTATGCGATGTACAAGCATTTGGGAGAAGAAGTTCTAAAGATGTATAGAACTATTTACAAGACTAATTTTGAAATCGCTAGGTTCTACAATGTCTATGGTCCGCATGAAATTGTGGATGGAGACTGGGCAGCTGTAATTGGTATCTGGCGCCGTCAAGTCCGCGATGGATTGCCAATCACAATTGTCGGTGATGGAGAACAACGGCGTGATTTTACACACGTTGATGATATTGTTGATGGTCTAGTTCGTATTGGTATGTACGATGAACATCATACCGATGCATGGGAGTTGGGAACTGGAATGAACTATTCGATTAACGAAGTATACGAAATGTTTAAACAACATTTTGGAGCTGAGAAAGTCCACATTGCCGACCAACCCGGTAACTATAGACAAACATTACGAGAGAATGATGATTCATTAACACGGTTGAATTGGAAACCGTCTGATAAACTTAGGGAGTACATCAATAGTCTATGAAAATTTTAGTAACAGGCGGAAACGGGTTCATTGGTAGTAATTTTATAGAATATATTTTAGAGAATACGGATATGGAGGTCATTAATATAGACCTCTTGACGTATGCGGGTGTCTCTCCACATCCTAAATCATCCAGATATACTTTCTATCAGATGGACATTGCCTATGATGAAGTATATGACCTCCTCGTAAAGCACCAGCCAGATTATATTGTAAACTTTGCAGCGGAAACTCACGTTGACCGCTCAATTGAATTTCCCGATGCGTTTGTTCAAACGAATGTATTTGGAACCTATAATTTATTGCGGTGTTTATTAAAGTACCACAAGACTAATAAATTTAAATTCATACATATTTCAACTGATGAAGTCTTTGGTCAATTAAAATTAAACGATACGCCGTTTTCCGAAAAGACTCCATATTCGCCTAACAGTCCATATTCCGCTACGAAGGCATCAGCCGACCACTTGGTACGCGCGTTTCACCATACTTACGGACTTCCGGCGATTGTTACGAATTGTTCAAACAACTACGGCCCACGGCAGTTTCCAGAGAAGTTCATTCCCGTGGTTATCTTGAACGCTTATATGGACAAGCGTATTCCTGTTTATGGGTCTGGTTTTAATGTAAGAGATTGGTTACACGTAACTGACCACTGTAATGCTATTCTACGTGTTTTAGAGAGTGGTAAAATTGGTGATACGTATGTCATCGGCGGTGAATCCGAACGTACTAACATTGATGTAGCCCGACATATCTTGACGATTATGAGAAAGCCAATTTCGTTAATAGACCACGTGTTGGATAGAAAAGGACACGACTTCAGATATGCAGTTGACATTTGCCACATCAAGCACGAATTGGGATGGAGGCCTTCAATTAAATTTCAAGATGGGTTAGTAAAAACTATTGATTGGTACTTAAACAATATGGAGTGGGTAAGGTCATGCGTAAACTTGGGATAATCTTAGCGGGTGGTAAGTCTACACGATTGTATCCATCCACGTTAGTTACCACAAAACAATTACTTCCTGTCTATGACAAGCCGTTGATTTATTATCCGTTGACCACATTGATGTTAGCGGGTATTCGTGATGTCATTATAATTTCTTCTACACATGAAAAGGAACGCTTTAAGGAATTATTCAGCAATTGTAAGACGGAGTTAGGGATTGATGTGACGGTATTGGAACAAAAGATACCACTTGGTATTGCCGATGCCTTTAATATTGTAAGAGAAGAGATGGGACATAAGTATGTCTCTAACTTTGACAGACACGTGCTGATATTGGGAGATAATATATTCTACGGAGCAGGATTTAGTGACCAACTATTGCACGCTGGAAACAATATCAATGCGCATGTCTTTTTACATACGGTGTCCGATTCAGAACGATTTGGTGTTGCTGAACTTGGTGAAAATAATGTAGTGGTTCACGTAGAAGAGAAACCAAAATCACCTAGAAGTAATTTGGCAATTACTGGACTTTACTTTTATCCTCCCGACGTATACGATAAGGTAAAACGTCTACACCCCTCAGCGCGTGGTGAATTAGAAATTACTGATGTAAACGAATTATATCTACGTGAAGGAAAATTGTTCGCTACCAAGTTACAACGCGGAATGGTATGGTTTGACGCTGGAACTCCCGATGCCTTGTTAGAATCGTCTAACTTTATTAAGTTTATTCAGTCCTATCAAAGTATTTTAATAGGAAGTCCTCACGAAATTTCTATTCGAAAAAAGTGGGTGACTCAACTGGATATAACTGGATTTCTTAGCGCATGCAAGAACACACAATACGGCAAATACCTAATTAACTTATTTGACAATGAAAGTAGAACACACTAAATTACCAGAAGTATATGTACTCCATCCGTCTGTTCATAACGACCTGCGGGGTATGTTTTTCGAAAGTTTCAATCTTAATAAGTTTTTAGAGTTGACTAACACCGATGTTACATTTGTGCAAGACAATCAAAGTGTGTCCTATAAAAACGTTCTTCGTGGGCTGCACTATCAAAAACCAAACGGACAAGGCAAATTGGTACGAGTCACACATGGTTCGATATTTGATGTTGCGGTAGATATACGAAAGGAGTCTCCAACATTTAAACAATGGGTAGGAGTAGAACTATCAGCTGATAATAAAAAACAATTATGGGTTCCCGATGGATTCGCTCACGGATTTCTTGCATTAACTGATATGGTGACAGTGCAATACAAAGTCACAGAGTATTATAATAAAGCACATGAAAAGTCTATCAGATGGGATGACCCTACCATAAACATAAAATGGCCATTATCGGATAACCCTATCTTATCAGAAAAAGATGCGGCCGCCCCTTTACTAAATGACATAGAGATGTTATAATACTAGGATACGTAAATGAAAGTTTTAATAGTTGGTAGTGGATGGATTGGAACAAGAATGCAAAATGAGTTGAATCGTCGTGGTCACACCATTACGATAAGCACTCACACAAATGTATTTGACATTTTAGCACAAGAAGAATTTGATTGGGTTATAAATTGTGCAGGGGTTACTGGAATTCCTAACATAGATGCGTGTGAAAAGAACAAGTCAGAAACCTATCTAGGTAATGCAGTGTTTCCAATTCAATTACATCATATTGTAAGTAAGACCCGTGCTAGATTGGCCCACGTATCAAGTGGGTGCATCTATGAAGGGACCATTGATGATATCAACGCCTTACCTAACTTTTTTGGAAGTACATACTCCATTAGTAAAGGCATTTCCGATGCCTATTTAAAGGACAAGGCACAAGTCTATCGTATTCGACTACCATTTACTGGTATTGATGAACCAAAGAATTTCCTTGCTAAAATTCTGAAGTATGCTAAGACTGGAAAGTTATTCGATGGAGGTCACAACTCCATAACCGATTTAGACGAGGCAATTGAAGTGGCCTGTACCTTGATTGAAACGGATGCACCAAACGGCCCGTATAACTTGGTTAATCGTGGTTCTATTACTATGCATGAGATTGTTGATATGATTGGGGTTACGGCAAATTGGTATACCGAAGAAGAGTTTAAAAACGCTTCGGCAGCATCTCGACCAAATTGTATAATCCCCTCACATCCAGCTATGAGTTCGGTTAAAGACGCACTACAAAAAGCATTATCCACATTACTTGAAAAGACAATTTAAGAGAGGTTGTATGAAAGCAAAACTAGTTTCCTTTACAGTACCGTGTACGGAAGATTTACCATTAGATTCCGATGTATTGGACTTAATCGCATATTGTGCTCGGGTGAGTAATCCCAGCAATCAACAGAACACCGACACTTCTGATAAGTTGATTAAGTATCTGGTCAAGCATAAGCATTGGTCACCGTTCGAGATGGCAAACGCCACTATTGAAATTGAGACGACCCGTGATATCGCTCGTCAGATTCTTCGTCATCGTTCGTTCACATTCCAAGAGTTCAGTCAGCGTTACGCCGACCCAGTGAAGGAATTGACGTTCGAGACGCGGGAGGCAAGACTCCAAGACCAAAAGAATCGTCAGAATTCTATTGAGACTGATGACACTCAATTACAAGAAATGTGGGAAAAGATGCAATGGGAACTTATTGAAAAGTCCAAGGGGCTGTATACGTGGGCCATCAGCCAAGGTATCGCAAAGGAAGTCGCTCGGGCAGTCTTACCCGAAGGTCTTACGATGTCCCGTATGTACGTAAATGGGACGATTCGTTCGTGGATTCACTATATCGATATCCGTTCCGATATGGCTACTCAAAAGGAACATCGGGACATCGCCTTGGCATGTGCAAAGGCAATTAGTGAAATCTTCCCGATGATTAACGATTTCGCACACAATGCCTAAACGAATTGGAGCTGGTAATAAAGGCGGTCGAGCACTCCCGATATCACGGGCGGAAATCGAACATGCCCAAGCCAACACCAAGAGTAATATGGAAGCCGCCCGATTCCTTGGGGTTGGGTTTGAACGATACAAGCGATACGCCAAAATATACCAGCTCTTTGATTCTCATGCCAATCCCACAGGAATCGGTACTCCAAAAGGATTTGGTTCTAGAGCCAGTGTGGTCAAACTTAAAGATATCTTTGCGAATAAATACCCTGGGTATAATTTGGTTCGGTTGAAGAATCGAATGATTGCCAGAAACCTTCTACGAGAAGAATGTGCGTTATGTGGGTTTAAAGAAAAGCGTATCACCGATAGTAAGTCACCTTTATTAATCACATTTAAAAACGGTGTGAAGGATTTCGCCCAAAACAATCTTCAATTATTATGTTATAATTGTTTATTCTTGACTACTGGCGCACCTACGGTAGCTCATAAAGGATATATAGAAAAGTCGTTTGGTGACCCCGAAAAGATACCTAAAGTCTGGCAGGTTGACCCAAGACCCGGCGATATGAAAGAGCTCGATGCGGACGAACCTGACAATACGGAAGATGGGTTTGATGACATCCGTGACGAAATCATGCGAGAGCTTGGTCGAGAATAATAGCTTATATTAAACCCCACTTGACAATGCGGGGTGTATTCGTTATACTATATACATACCTCTGGTGACGGTGCATTATCCGATAAGCGGGTACACCAACAGAGATAACATCCCTACAGGGAGATTAGTATGACTAACACTGTTACGACCCCGAAGGCCACGAATACCCCGAAGAAGTCTGCTGGGTGGGGACGCGGCTGGCATCTGAAGAAGGAGTTTATCGCTCCTACGGGTGAGAAGTACAGCTTCGGTAAGCTCATCACTGTCGAGAGCAAGTAACACTTGACGGTTTCCAACATTCCGTTATATTTATTGTACCCACCTCAAATGTGACGGAGTGTTTTATGGAATTCGTTGAAGAGCTAGTTGCCGAGCTATCTCTTTCAGAATTTCGGTCTACGGTTCAAAAAGTCTTTTTGGGAAACTGGAATGTCCAGATGTACTACGAAGCGATGGGACTTGATTGGGATGATGAGATAGAAGCAGCGGAGGCAAAAGAAAACGACGACCTGAACTAGGTCGTCGTTTTTATTTTATATACTGTTATGTTGTACAACCACCAGTACTGGTTACTGTTCCCGAGGAGTTAGTACACCAATATGAACTAAAGTCTGTGAAGCAGTATACGTTAAAGTTTCCGCTACATGCTCCACCGCCACTACTATATAAGTTACAACTACTAGCTAAAGCTCCGCAATTATTACTATAAACTGTTTGTGTAAACGAGTATGCTCCGCCACCACAATCTGATCCTGCCGTTCCACTACTGTCTACATAATACGTCCCCGTGTTACAACATTGGGTATACGAATACCATTCACTCATACTCGCGGGATTCGTCGAGGACGGCGGGGTAGAGCACCCACTATTTAACGTAATATATCCACCATTTTCTGCGGTATCTAATGATATTTCTGCAGTAGAGGACCGTCCTAGTTCTCCATTAATTTGAGACATTGCGATTTGTCCTGATGCTGGTAACGTCATAAGATTAACCCAGATATTATGGTATTAGTTGTACAAACTGGTTTGTACTGGTGTATTCGCACGAGTTTGGTCCATATACAGCAGATGAAGTACATGGCGAAATACAACCTGTGTATGTTGCATCTCTAAAATATGCTGTGAGTGTTAGCTTATATCCTCCAGCTGGCATGGTATTGGCAAAAATTCTTCCTGTGAACGACAAAGCTCCACCCGATAAATCAATAGACTGACCATCTAAATTATTATTAGATGTATCTTTTAATTTATAAATAGGAAGAGAGGAGCCAGTTGGACTGAGTTCCGCTTGTTGAATGTATAACGTTCCAGCTCGATCACTTACGAAATTTGTGCTAAAATTAAATGTTATGTCGTTGTTTACCGTTCTAATAAGACCTGTTTGTTGTGTGAAATTAAACGTTGGGTCTCCTGGTTGAAAATCATCCCATGCAAAATAACTAAAATCATAATCATAATTTATACTTGTATTTCTCTGGTTGGTTTTTCCAAAACATGCGTCACGTTGGAATGGCCCTGCGTTTGTAGTATTACCAACTGCTACTTGAATTTTATTACGCAATAATTCATTAACCGCTGCTCCGGCATTTGTATAATACGAATTAAGTATAGACCCAGAATCTCCTGTGGCATAAAGTCTTGGGTCAGACGAACTAATAAATGTATCGGCCGGTCTGGTCAGCGGATTAGCAGGATGCACCACCCCAGAAATACTACTGGTGTATACGTTACTGAATACAAGATTAGACCCACTTGTAGTTAATGAGTCATATGGGATAATAATACCTTTACTACCGTCTTCGTTTGATGAATCCATCTGCGCATACATTTCACTAGAAAGTATTGACTGAGAAGCCATCAATCCATTTCTCAATAGCGCAGCACTCGCGGACAGTGCTGAGGATGTTCCTGCATTTGCCCCAATATATCTTTTCTCGTAAAAATACGGAGAGCTACCTATAGCTGCGGTTGTATTCGGGTCAAAAACTGCATAAAATCTAGCCATAATAATTCCTCAAATATATTTGTTATGCACAAGCGTCATTTAAGTCTAAACACTTCCATTCTGCTTGATTCGTATTACAATTCCACGTTAAATAATATACACCAGTTCCGCATGGGTTGGATGGGACACCAGAACCAGAAGGTCCGGTTAGTCCTTGGTTACCTTGCGCACCAGTATCCCCTTGTGCTCCTGGTGGGCCGGTTGGTCCGGGTGACCCTGGTGCACCAGTAGCACCTTGTGGACCAGTTGTACCCGTGTTACCAGTTGGTCCTTGATTACCTTGTGAACCTGTCGGGCCCGTTAATCCAGTAAATCCTTGGAATCCTTGTGGGCCTGTTGGGCCGGTAGGTCCGGTAGGTCCGGTTGGGCCTTGGTTTCCTTGTGGGCCTTGTCTGCCCTGTGCACCGGTGTCACCTTGCGTACCTTCTGAACCTTGCCGCCCTTGTGGACCCTGATTACCTTGCGGTCCCTGTCTACCTTGTGGACCAGTTGGACCTGGGTTACCTATATCACCTTGAACACCTTGCGGCCCCTGATTGCCTTGTGGGCCTTGACGGCCTTGTGGACCCAAATTGCCTTGTGGTCCCAAATTTCCTTGTGGTCCAAGCGGTCCTTGATTACCTTGTAGTCCAAGCGGTCCTTGGTTGCCCTGAGGGCCTTGTAATCCTTGATAACCTTGTATACCAGGAAGACCCATTACACCCGCAACACCTTGTGGGCCTTGTCTACCCTGTGGACCTTGGTTACCTTGTGTACCCGCACTTCCTGGTACACCAGGAAGACCCATAACACCTACATCACCCTGTGGTCCCTGCGGCCCTGCTGGTCCTTGCATACCTTGTACACCAGGAAGACCCATAACACCTACATCACCTTGCGGACCTTGACTACCTTGCGGTCCAAATGGTCCTTGGCTACCCTGCATTCCAGGAAGACCCATTACACCAGCAACACCTTGCGAACCAATGCCTTGCGGTCCAAATGGTCCTTGTGGTCCTTGGGTACCCTGTATACCAGGAAGACCCATTACACCCGCAACACCTTGTGGACCTTGAATACCTTGTGGACCCAAGGGCCCTTGATAACCTTGTATACCAGGAAGACCCATCACGCCAACATCACCTTGACTACCTTGTGGCCCTGTGGGCCCCTGGATGCCTTGATGTCCTTGTGGGCCTTGTAATCCTTGATATCCTCTTACCCCTTGATGTCCTTGGTCACCTTGAACACCCTGTGGCCCCAGCGGTCCTTGTACGCCAGGCAACCCCATAACACCGGATTGGCCTTGGGGCCCACTAGAGCCCGTTGAGCCTTGTGCGCCCTGTGGTCCACCTGACGGTCCTTGTGCACCTTGTGGACCTGTATTTCCTTGTGGTCCGATGCCACCACCGCCAATGATGTGCCCGCCGGGGGTGGTACCATCATGCAATCTTAGTTCATATAAACTAATATCTGCTGATAATTCACCCGGCCGGCCAGTATATACATCATTCTGGCCTTGACTACCTCTCAATATTTGAAATTGCGTGATATTATTATCTGGCATAGTATTATAATTAAATTATTACCTCTATATAAATATCTGATTATACTGGGTTTAACCAATTATTACCCTTTTATGGAACCAGAATATTAATGAAATCTTAATGTTTCTTCACTTTACTTTTACGTACGGCGGGTTATATTTCATATATAACCTCAAACGACAGGAAACTATGGCTACCAAACATCACAGCTCGTATTGGATTGATGACAACTCTGTGTTCGATTTCGATTCAACCGACATTAACAAAGAGAATGATGTAAGTTCTGGTATTGACCGCGTGGTGAAGCTTGCTACGATTCGTCGAGCTATTACCAATTTCGTTCGTATTCTTACGAATGATTCGTCCATCATTGTTAAGTATTCGTCTGGTAAGGAATCGTATACGGATGGTAAGCAGGTGATTATTTCCGCCGACGATAATCCGAAAAACTTTGACCCGATGGTGGGACTCGCTCTGCATGAGGGGTCACATTGTCTCCTTTCTGATTTCCCGTTTCTGGCACATATTTCTACGCACCAAGATGTGTTCTATGCCGCGCTTCATCCGAAGCTTCGGAAGATGGTTAAGTTGCACAAGCTGGATGCGAGTGCTTCCGATTATTATGAGAAGGAGCACCAGAACCAGTCGGCGCTTCGTACTTTGTTCCGTCATATCAAGACGTTGATGAATGTTATTGAGGACCGCCGTATTGACTCTTATGTATATAAGATGGCACCGGGGTATCGTCCGTATTATGACGCGATGTACACCAAGTATTTCTTCAATACGGATGTGGAGAAGAATCTGAAGTATAATCGCGATTGGCGGAAGCCGACTGTTGAGAATTATGTGAATTGGCTTCTGATGATTTTTTCCCCGCACTTCGACAAGAAGGCGTTGCCGGGTCTTGGCAAGATGGTGAAGATGATTGACTTGCCGAACATTCACCGCTTCGATGAGAAGAAGATGCCAGAGTGGACTACGTGGCGGCTGTCTCGTGATGATTCGTTAATCAACCCGATTCTCTCTTTGCGGCATCCGTCCGATACTCTGCAAGCGTATGACTATGAGCAGTTCCCGCTTCTGTGGAAGATGTCGAATGAGCTGATGATTGAGATTCTAAAGCGTGCAAAGTTCCACGCCGATATTGAGGAAGATAGTGAGTCTAACGCGATGGATGGTCTATCTATTGAGTCCGACGAGGATACTGATGATATAAAGAATGAGGGAATGCCGAATTACGATCTTCCCCAGAATCGATACAATGAAAAGAAGGCGAATAGTGCGATTGAAAAGATGAAGGATATGATGGACCAGACTGCGAAGAAGAAGAAGCTCAAGAAGAATGAGCAGACGCAGATTGATTCGATTGATTCTGCTTCGGCGGATATGACGGAAAACTCTGACCCGATTTATGGAAAGATTCCGTGTCTCGTCACGAAGAAGCTTACGAAGGAGATTATGGTCGCTGATTGGTTCCCGTTCGCTAATAGCTGGGCAATTCGTGACCGCCGTACGTTGAACCACGATTATAATTATAGTTATCGTGGATTCCTCAATGGGTTGAAGATGGGGCAGATTCTCGCCCACAAGTTGCAAGTTCGTAACGAGCCGCAGATTACACACTTCACTCGTCAAGAGCACGGCAAGATTGACCGCCGTATCCTCTCACAGCTGGGAATGGATATTGAGAACGTGTTCAAGCGGACTACGGTGGATTCGTACAATCCCGTCCTTCTCTATCTCTCTGTTGATGCCTCTGGCTCGATGGGTGGCAGAAAGTGGGAACGTGTAATGACGGTGATGACGGCGCTCGCCTACGCTTCCGATAAGATTCGGAATCTCGAAGTGGTGATTTCGCTTCGTGGGAATCTTGGAACGGGTATCCCGATGGTCGCCGTGGTGTATGACAGTCGAGTGGATAACTTTGTAAAGGCGAAGGCACTGTTCCCGTATCTGTGTTCGAATGGGTCTACGCCGGAAGGTCTGTGTTATCCCGCGACGATGGACTTGATTAAGGAGTGCGCTAAGACTCACACTACGTACTTTATCAACTTCTCTGATGGTGAGCCGGGGTGCTCATTCAAGCACAATGGTCGGCACTTTGATTATGGTGGTGAGCAGGCGTTTAAGCAGACCAAGAATTGTGTTCGAGTGATGCGAGAGATGGGTGTTCGGATTATGAGTTATTTCATCAGCGATTATCAGCACCACGAACAGTCATATATCCGTAGAATGTTTCGTACTATGTACGGACAAGAAGCGGAGTTTGTGGATGTGGCGAGTGTGGTGAATGTCCTAAAAACCTTAAATAAGCTCCTACTGGTCAAGGAATAAAAGAATAAATCAGAAACAGGAAACCTCCACAGAAATGTGGGGGTTTTCTTTTATTATATTATATTTATATACTGACCTCAACTTGGTATACTGATGACGCAACATAAGATTGTAAAGATTCCAGATTGGGTAACCCCAGAAAGTGAAGATTACCTAAATCAGATAGGTAAAGACGGATGGGAGCTGGTCCATCTTTATAATCAACATGCATATATGAAGGCTACAACGGGTGGGTCACTTGAAAGTGGTTCACTCAATCCTGCATTAGACGCATTTGGTCGTCAACGCGTTTCTGATGTATTTACACTTGGTGACTATAAGCATTTATATACCATCAATGATAACTTTATAGATTTCACCACGGCAAGTGCAGATATACAACACAATGTAAATCAATCATTAGTTACACTTTCCACTGGCGCAGTATCATCTAGTCGTGCAGTACATCAAACCAAAATGTATCACAACTATATGCCTGGAAAGAGTCAAATGATTCTTAGTAGTTTTGTGTTTGGTAATGCAGAAGCAGGAGTTACCAAGCGCACTGGGTACTATGATGACTATAATGGTATTTTCTTAGAACAAGACAGAACTGGAAGTTTGCAATTAGTCATTCGTTCTGCTACAAATGGTACCGCATCACTCACAGAAGAAAGAGTCAAACAAGAAAATTGGAATGTAAATACTTTGTTGTCTGGTAGTTTCCAATTAGATATGAGTAAAACACAATTATTTTACACTGACTTCCAATGGTTAGCAGTTGGTCGTGTTCGTTGTGGATTCGTATATAAAGGAACAACTATTATCTGCCATGTGTTTGACCACACTAACGAATTAGCAATACCGTATATGAGTAATCCAAATCTTCCAGTACGTTGTGAAATATTTAACAACGGTGCAGAAGCTGGAAGTATGAAACAAATTTGTGCTACTGTTGGTAGTGAAGGTGGATATGCAGAAAGTGGTGTTGCATGGGAACTCAGTAGTCCAACACTTCGTAATGTTACGGCAAGTGCAACTATGCCAGTAATGGCAATACGATTGAAAAATTCGTATGGTGGATTACAAAATCGTGCATTCGTTCGATTAGAACAAGTTGCCGCATTTACCGAAGACCAAACTGCGAGATACAACCTTGTTAAGATTCCAAACTCTGCTTCGCTTGTGGGTGGGTCTTGGGTATCTGTAAATGATGATTCTGTTGTAGAATATAATGTCGGTGCAACATCATACGTTTCTGGTTCAACTTTCTTAGGTGGATTCATCTTCGCAGGTGGTACTGGTGGTGGTAATAATATCGCAGGTCAACAACAAACACCCGCACCAAATGCAAAGGGTAACTTCATCGCACAAAATTTCCAAAGTAATGATAGTGAAATCTATGCACTGGTTATGAAGAATATGACCGCTACCGCAACAGACGTTGGTTGTTCGATTACCTGGAAGGAAGTTTACTAATTTTCTTGATATATATAATCACACTTAACTGAGTACTTACTATGCCGTGGAAATATTTTATTTCACCAATTCCATCATCGTCAGCAACAAACACTACCTGGTTAAATGCGGTTGGGTCTAATGTATCCCATTCGTATACTCTTGCTCCATCCGGAAGTTGGCAACTACTACAAGTAGTTCCGATGTCTCCAGTCATCGAAAACGGAAACGGTTCGGTGATGTGTTATTTTATATCGGGTTCATACTAAATTAACATATGGCAAAACCTACAGTTAATGTTAGTGGTGGGGGTGATAGTTCAGTAACTAATATAAATGGTGGCGGCCAAATACTATGTTATATGTTATCGGGTTCTAAATATTAATTTAAATTAATAATTTATAATAAGGACACCTCCGGGTGTCCTTTTTTATTACTTTATATTAGGAATCTTAATGAAATCTTAATGTTCGTTCACTTTACAAATACAATTGTGTGGTGTATATTTCAGTATAATGAAAAACTCCCCACACATTGAGGTAAGCATGAACACGATGATTGTTAAGGTTCTCGACGATATGACCGCTGTTGACCCGACCGGAAAGGATGTGACCCGTAAGGTTCCTCTCCATTCCCGTAAGCGAGCACTTCAGAACGATTGTGCTCTCCGTCTGGCTACGACCAAGACAGGTAAGACGCAGTGGCGTGATACCGACCTTACCGACTACGAGGCATTGGTCAAGCAGGCCGTCCCTACCAAAAAGGTGAATAATGTGAAGAATGAGCTTGAGCAGGATGTCATTGATTTCCTCTCCAAGTGCGAGGAGTTGAAGCCCGACCATCTCATCATTTCCCCGCTCAAGTGGCGGTATCTGATGCGCTCGGTACTCCGTGGCAAGAATATTCTGATGACCGGCCCTTCGGGGTGTGGTAAGACTCTGGCGGCTCAGACTATCGCCGGTGCGCTTGACGGTCGTGAGTTCTTCTACTTCAATATCGGTGCCACCCAAGACCCGCGTTCGACGCTTATCGGTAATACCCATTATAGCAAGGACAAGGGTACGTTCGTCGCCGAGGCTCTGTTCGTCAAGGCGATTCAGACTCCGAACGCCATCATCCTTCTTGACGAGTTGACCCGTGGTCACGCTGACGCCTGGAATATTCTGATGACGGTGCTCGACGAGAATCAGCGATATCTCCGAATTGACGAAATGCCGAATACTCCGACGATTAAGGTCGCCAATGGTGTCACCTTCATCGCTACGGCGAATATCGGAGCTGAGTATACCGCCACTCGCGTTCTTGACCGAGCGATGCTGGACCGATTCGCTTCGATTGTCGAGATGGAGCCGCTCAGTCGGTCGGATGAGGTTACCCTTCTCCAGATGACGTATCCCGAGGTCGAGGTCAACCTTGTTGAGTCTATCGCTGAGATTGCCGACCATACCCGTCAGCAGGTTCGTAGTGAGGATCCGAAGGTCACTACCTCCATTTCGTCACGTATCACGGTCGAGATGGCTGGACTCTTGAATGACGGATTCTCGCTCGCTGAGACGGCTGAGGCCTGTATCTACCCCTTCTTCTCGAACGCCGGTGGGAACGACTCTGAGCGAACCTACATGCGACAGCTCGTCCAGAAGTACCTCCCCGTGGAGGGTGGGGCCGAGACTCCGTGGCAGTCGGTCACGGATACCACTAATAATAACTCTAATTTCTAATACGAGGTCACAATGAGTAATCACGAATTCAGTATCAAGGTTACCGCCTACGGCAAGACGGTCACTATCGCTCAGGTCGAGGACGCAGTAGATATCCACGAATTCCTTGATATGTGTAAGGCACTCGCTACAGGTATCGGGTTTCTGGATGACAGTTGGCAGGATGCGGTGGTCCAACTGGCAGACGAGTATACTGCTGACCGCCGGGCTCCCAATAGGGGTGAGGAGCTTCTTATCCAAACGATGCTGGGAAAGCACGTCAACGGAACAGAGTGTTAATAAATAGTATTTAACAAAACCCTATTGACAACCTGTGGTCACCCCCACTAGATTTAATAATAATAGTAGTATAGATACCAGTATAACAGGAGAGACTATATGACACGCCATATCATAGCAGACCAATTCCCACATGAATGCAATAGCTGTCGGCGCTCAGTAGTCCCCAATAGCAGGAGTGTATACGAAAAGGACGGCAGGTATTTCTGCAGTCTCCAGTGTATCTATACGTACTATGAAGGGGAAAGACCAGCAGAGAATGACGACCTTATACCATAAGAACAGTACCGTATATAATATAAAGTGTTATTAGATATCAAAGATATATCGGAGTGATATCATTTCTATAGAATAGGGATATCACGCGCCGGAGATGCGCTCGTGTTCATCTATCGCGAGCAAAAAAATTTCTGTAGTAGAGCGTGTTTTCTATACAATCTTTTCAATGGAGTTGCGAGATATGTTCAAAGTGAATGACTATGTACAAATTATTAATCACTCTGAGCCCGCATGTAATGGGCAATATGGGACGATACATGAAATTCAAGTGGCCTATAATGGTCGTACGCTCTACTATATGGTCACGCTGGATGATTCCTTTGATGTATGTAGCTGTATTGACGATGAATTGATGGAAGCGTGACCGCTATGAACTATGCCGTATTGTATTTATTCCTAATTGTACTGGCCCTCGCATTCTTTGCGGGAGCCGATGGAGATGACGAGTAGTCTCCGTTTTATCACTTTTTGACCACGTTTTATCATTTTTGAGGTATTGTTATGAAAGCTGTAGACATTTATAATTCGCTAGGAAAAGCCGTTGCCGTGCATCCCCACCTGCCAATTGTGGTGCGGGGACTGGATGACAATGGGAATGAGGTTGACATCAAGCTCAAGGGTATCGTGCAGTTGGGGAGCGAGCAGTGGGGACCGGTAATCGTACTAAAGTAGTCCCCATTCCCGTTAATATGTTATAATGACAGGCCGGCTGACATTTTGACTTATTAAATTGTTACAATATTGTTACATTCGTTTTATCATATTTTGACCCCGTTTTATCATTTTTTTGGGTATTGACTTTTCTATGATTAAAAACATCAAGCGGGACGAGCAGGGCCGTGTGGAGTCCGGCACCTGCCACTGCGGCCACAAGGTGTGGCTCGGTGAATTCACCTGTGAGTGCGACCGCTGTGGTCGCCTCTATAACTGGGCAGGGCAGGAGCTCATGCCCGTCGAGCTCTGGGAGGAGGACTACTAGGACCTGTCCAGCTTTGACGCAGGGGGCTGTCCAGGTTTGACGGTCCCTAATAATATGTTATAATGACAGGCGGGTGCGACATTTTGACATTTAAGCATTAACGCCCCGAACAGGTACCGAACTACCGATAACAAGTATTATGTAAAGTGGTTTTATCATTTTGTTTTATCATTTTTCACGCCGGCCGTACATCGTCGGAACGGATGACGGCACAGCGCCCCATCACCCCGAGGGCATCCCGATATCCCATGCGTCTCGCTTCCTTTATACTATTAGCGACCACAATGGTCTGCCACGTATAGTGCGCAGTCTTGCAGGTATAGACCCACTGCTTGCGCCCCGATAGGTGGGGGAGTTTTTTAGTTATCATGCACCCACCATCATGAGCAACTCCTCGGCCCCGTACACCTTGGGCTTGCCGCAGCTCTCGCATTCATACTTGCGGGCATCGGGCTCCACGCCGTACGCCTCATCGCCACACGCGAGGCAGAACCCCATATCCTCCCCAGACTCTACGGCGTCGATAATCTGCTGCATGGAAATCTTCGGCATTTTTACTTTCCCTCCTGTTGGGCGATGAGCCGTTCGAGCACCTTGCCCTTCCACGGGGCCGGCTCGGGCTTGTGAGTCTCGTGCCACAGCGCGTCCTCTAGGAGCTGCTGGAAAAACTGCTCTGCGGTCATTTCCTTATTGCTCATTTTTTTCCTCTTACTTGGTGAGAGTGTAGGGCTTGTTCCAGCTTCCCACATTGACATCGTAGTAGTACGCGGTGTCAAAGTAGTCCGTCTGAATGTCGGAGCGGTCGTACCAGTCCGCACCCTTCATCGCGGGGATGATTTCGGAAAGGAAGGCGAGAGCCGTGCCAGTGTAGTGCTCCTGATACCAGTAGGGATTAATGCTCAGCTCGTAACGCTTCCGCATCTCGTCCTTATTCAGCTCGACGTTGACGTAGCCGAACATCCGCTGCGTCGAAAGGTCGCCGATGAAATCAATCGGACCAGCGGTCAGCTTGAGCACGATAGTGGAATGATTACGAACGGACAGCGAACCCTTCATGCCATACTTGGCGAGGATGGGCTTCACCTTCGCGGCGATGGTCTGCTTCTTGGTCTGATTCATGTAAGCCACTGCGTTGTTCTCCTTTGAGGTTATGGTCTAAATATAACCGATTATTGAATAGAATCAAGAGCATTTGCGCATTTTCTTCATTTCGTTACAATTGGACAAGGTTAGGAATAAAAGCTGGACAAGCGGCGGCGGTGATAAAACATCGACATTTCGTATTCGGGGTTTGTTCGGTTTGTCCTATCA